GTTAATGAACAATTAAAAACGACTGGCAATAGGGAATTACAAGTACGCCAGAGAGAACTTCAAGCACGCAAGAAAGAATTACGACAATCTGGTATGCAAGAGTTAAAAGCAGTAGCTAAGTATATTAACTACGCAACAGGTCGTGGAGATCTGGGACTGTTCAACGAAGCTGCTCCAATCCTAAACAACTTCTTCTTCTCCCCTCGCTTCTTTATGTCCCGCTTCCAGGTAGCTTATCTAGGAGCGAAGGGAGTAGGTGCAGTAGCGATCAAAGGGAGGAATGCTTCTCTTGCTAATAAGCTAGCTGCAAGAGAGCTAACAACATTCGTAGCAGCAGGCTTAGGCATCTTAACATTAGCTGCTCTCAGCAAGAATCAAACAGGGGCACAGGTAGGGATTGATCCACGTTCTTCTGATTTTGGCAAGATCCAAATAGGTAACACTCGAATAGATATCTGGGGGGGTATGCAGCAGCCTGCAAGATATGTAGCTCAGATCATGTACGGTCAACGTGTAACAGTAACAGGCAGTAGTGCAGGTAAGGTAGTTCCTATTGGTAGGATGGAGTCAGTAGGCAGGTTCGCTAGATCTAAAGAATCTCCCCAGTTCTCATTTGCTCATGACATAGCTCTATCTGATATGCGTAAAGGCCCTGATGGCGCTATGTATCATACTAACTTCTTAGGGCAAGCTACTACTGTTAGTAAAGCATTACGCGAGAGGGCATTCCCGCTAGCCTTTAAAGATCTCTATGAAGCAGTTCAAGAGGACAGAAGAAGCGGAGGTAGAGGGCTTAGAGGATTAGGTGTTGGATCGCTAGGCTTCTTTGGAGTAGGGGTTACTACTATTCCACCTAAGGGAGTTGATTATGAACCTTATGGAGATTTTGCAGATTGGGCTACTCGGCATTAGGCAGAGCAGAGCAGGTAGACAATTTGTCTAAGAAAATGCTTGCAATATTATCATTTTCGATGTATAGTTCGCAGTCTATAGTCATTCTAACTCAACTAGAAGGAGACGATAAATAATGAAAAGGATACTTAGTTCTAAGTTAATTGTGCTACCACTAATAGCTCAGTTAATATTTGCAACAGCTTGTGGTCCTAGTAATTTTGCATTAGATTTGCGAGTAGTACTAGCAGCCTCAGGACCACTAATACAATCTCTACCTATCTCACCAGCACTTAAATCTGGGTTGGTAGTAGACTTCACAGATCTAGCTAGTGGAGCAGCTACTCTAGCAGAGGGATTTAAGGCTTGCGGGGATAGCAAAACATGTAAGCTAGATGCTGTAGATCGGTATGAAGCACTGTTTGAGAATGTGCAAGCTAGAGGACATTTTGGGGGTAATGCTAAGCTTCAAACTATCTTAGGAATAGTAAAGGGCATTATAGGTAGCGCCAGGATATACTTTGGTGGAGCTATTACTACTCCGCAAGTAGGAGCACAGCAACCTCAACCTGTTACTGAGAAGGACATTAAACAGCAAATAGAACGCCTGAAGAAGGAGATGCAACCTTAGCATTATGCATGTAGAAGAGATCTTAGATCTGCTTATCAAAGGAGAGTGCAGCTTTGATAATGCTGTTAGGATGATCCTAACGCTTAAAGCGCAGGGTCATACTACTGATAAAGAGATCGAACTAGCAGTAGGTGATCTCGTGATAGAGGGAAGAGGAGTACTGCATTATATTAGAAATAGCAGCTTACATGATGAGGTGACTTCCGCTTAGCTTAGTAAGAAGGGGGTGATCAGCTATCCAGTAACTTTAAACGCAAACCCAAAAATACTTTGGTCTGTACACGAAGGGAGGAAGAGGAGATTCTTTCATTAAGATTGGGTCTCCTCTTTTTCTTCCTTCTCTGTGTTTCTACTGATAATCTCTTCAACAATCCCATTCTTAATCCAAGATGCTACCATAGGACCTGCTATTGACCAATCTACATACGGTCTACTCATTTCTTTAGCAACTGTTAGAGGACAGCCTAAAGCAGCATCATCAATATATAGCTGTGCATAAGCTTTATGACTTCTGCTCCAAGTATGTTGGTTAGGATTTATGTTAACTCCCCAGAACTCTATCCCCCTATCTCTACAATACTCTACTGCTTGTGTCAGTACAGAGCCTAGAGTATGTAAGTCAGGATCATCGTTTCGCATTGTCCATAATATGAGCTTAGCTCCTAATTCTTGGAACTTCTTCATATACTCAAATGCGCCTGGAACAGGCTCACCTATCCTAGGGAATTGATGGTCTACTATAGTCCCATCAAAGTCTATACAGATGACTTTATCTGGACCTTTGATTGGAGTTACTATCTCGAAGTTATCAACGGTAGCTGCTTCTTCTAACCTTCTCTGCCACAATATAAGCGGAATAGGTATCCAGAACAACGCACAGCTATTCGTAGGACAGCTGACTCTGGGCGTTTGGAAGTCAGTACGAGCGACTGGGGGTTGTTTGCAGAAGGGACATAGTTCTATTAGTTCCATTAGTTCCATACCTTCGTTGCACAATCTTCTGAATGTTCTTTATCACATGGTTGTGATTTCCAACAATCAACGCAGTAAGAATTCATAGTTACACAACACATAAAGTAATATGTTTCGAAGTTAAGATCCTTCTTACAATTAGCACATTCATTTTCCATTGTTATCCTCCTGGATCTGTGATTTAATCTGTTCTATGTAGTCTGCTGTCCAAACACCTCTAGCAGCTGGATGAGGAATTTGGATAACTCTACATTCGCTACTCTTTAGTACATACCTAGAATCTATAAATGCTTTCTGAGCTACCTTACCGCATACTAACAGCACATCTATAGTAGCACTATCCGGCCTTCTGCTCTCAATCTCAGCTAAGTTTTCTGCTAACCAAACTGGATCTGGAGTGCCATGATGATTAGGTCCTGACACTAATTCACGACAAGCATTGGTTACTAATAGCTTAGCTTTAGGCCCACATATTTTATATAATCTCCTACCGCTATAATTGTTTGGGTTAATTCTAAAGAATCTAGGAGCTTCACTATAGCCAGCCCTAGATGTTTGCTTATTCCAATCCCACATTGTTTCTAGTATAGCTACTACGTTCATAACTCCTCATCCCATCAGGATTCTCAGTCTCATGCCATCTATTATTACGCCTTATTGGTTCAGTAAATGCTAGTTCTACTGACCACTTTTTATTCACTAACCTATCTCTTAGTGTAAAATAATTAAACCCTAACTCATCTGCCCAAGCAGCAATACTCTGAGTTCTACCGAGATAAGTAATCATCGGAGTATTCTTCCTGTTCCTAGCTTGTTCTAAAGGAGTTGCCCACTTACAGTTATCTTTACAATAACCTTTAGTATTATCTTTCCTCTCAAGGCTCATACCTTCAGGACATTCCTTCATATCTTCTAAGAAGTTAGAGAATACAAACCATCTAGGATCTTCTATCTTAATGCCAATAGCTCCATACCTAGAGTAGTTGATATTATTAGGATCATAACATCTAGACTTCATTGCTTCCCAGGAATGGTAGGTTCTAGTAATCATTCCTTTCTTAGCATGACCATGTTTATGATTGCCTTTCATCTTCCTCTCATTCCTTCTGGATTACCAACTGGATGGTAAGCTGACCAGTTTTGTCCTACTTCTACATCTACCTCTATGCTTAATCCTTCTAGACATATTGGGTAGACCATCACTTCACTAGGACGCTCCATTATTGTTGTTAAGTTAGTGATGCATTCCTCAACTAACTCATCAGCACATATCAGGTCGATCTCATCGTGAATAATATTTACTAGGTTATACCTCTCTAGATAACCCAACTCATCCATCTCAATCATTCTATCTTTAAGATGGCAATGAGCATGATTAGCTAGTAGATAAGCAATGCATTCTTCACTACTCTCTCCTCCATACCACTGCCCATTCTGCTTCTTAAACACTTCCCAGAAATATCTAATGCAGTTATACTTACTTCTCAAGAAGCCATCACGATGAGCTACTCGTCTAACATCATCTTGCCATTTGAAGAAGATTGGGAATAGCTGTCTTAAAAGCGACAGGATAGCAGCAGCTTCCTTTTTATTGTCAAAGAATTCTTGGTAGATATCGTAGAGTTTACCTACTCCCATACCGTTGTTGATCCCCAGGATAGCATGTTTGACCTTAGCATCTCTTACGTGCTTATGCTCTGTTTTAATCTTAGCTAGAATAGGCTTAAGTTCTGGATCAGGTAAGTCTAGCCATTCGTCTTTGCCAGCCAACTTCAAGAAATGTCCAGTAACATAGCTATGCAAGTCTAGCTTAGCTAGTCTAAGATAATTAGCATCTCCTGCCTCAGCGGCAGCGGTCTGTGCATGATAGGATTTATAATCCAACTTAACTATCTTAAATCCTGGTGGGGCTAGTATTAACTTCCTAGCTTCTTTTGCTAATGGTCCATGCTTAGGCCACTGTTGACTGTTGGGATTCTCTGCTGCTAACTGTCCATTATTAGTCCCACCTACCTTGAAAGTAGGATGTACCTTACCATCTTCTCCTGGAGTCCATGCAGCTGAGCAGAACGAGGAGACGAAATGCTGCATCTTTTTTCTCTCTAATGCTAGTGCAAGTACAGGGTCTTTAGTCTTATTATAAAGACGTTGTAGAGCTAGTTCTTCTACTGTCTTCTTAGATGTTCCTCTTTTAATTGGGACCTTATAGAGCTTATTAGTCTGTTGCTTGAACTCTATATATCGGATGAGTTGTGCTCCACTGTTAATGTTGAATGGGATTAATCGACACCATCTAAATTCTCCACCCAATTTCCTATTATCAAAGCCAATCTGCCTAGAAGCCTGAGACATTATCATTGGCTTATCTGTATTAAGAGATTTACCGACAGCATCGCTTAATAGCAAGATCTCCTTAGGAACCTTCTTATACCCTTGCTTAGGATGCACATCTAATATAGAATCAGGCACCATTGGCCTAGCCTGTTCATCAATAATAGCCATCTTCTTCTCAAGCTCTACCCTCAATGCAGTTTGCTGAGTAGCATCAATCGGTATCCCCCTCTTACTGGCTTCTGCTAATATAGGATGCAATCTCACATAATACTTATAATAACTATCGTATAACTTATCCTGCTTTAAATCCCTCATTATTCCTAGTCCGCAGCGATAAGTAGCATCACCATCCTTAGCTCCATATAATGCTAGATCTGCTCCGCTAAGATGCTTCCACGGTCCAAACCAGGGGGAGTAAAAGCTAGTTACAAACTGTAATCCTTTAGGTAAATCAGGTTGTAGGAAATGCCAAGCTAGCATTAGATCATGGATTGTTCCATTTATAATTAATCCTTCTTTGCGAAGGATAGGATCGTCGAATAGATAGTTATTCCAACCCCACTTATCATTATTGCTAGCTAAGATATAAGCAGCAACTTCCTTAAACTCTTGAGTCCAAGGGAAGACTATGGTAGAGCTACCGATAGAGAACTGAATCTGAGTAACCCTCTGACCTATGGCATTAGGGTCTAACTCACTCTCATCATCTTCTACCTCAGAGTAAGGAGTCTCTATATCATAAGCGATAGCAAGACCAGAATTAATAGCTGTATTAGCCCATCCCCATGCTTCTGAGATAGATGGATTTAGGATGTAATAGCTCTTAGCAATCTCCTCTAGTTGCCTCTTCTCTGCTATCTGCCCAGCAGACATAGCCGCCACTTCAATAGCTAGGCCTATATCGCGTATTAATATTCCTTTAAGGTGCTTATTCCCACGATTAATATATGATGGATGGAAAGAGCTAACGACTGGCAGATCGTACTTAGTATTGTTAAGCACAAAGCCCCTAACAAGAGAAATCCCCTGCTTCTCCCCGACGTATCCTGTGAGATTCCGTAGAGGTATATTACCAAGAGCCAGCAAGCAGCGAGGCTGAAACCTAGTGATAGACCGATCAAAGTAGCTGCTACAGTGTGCAATCGCTTCTTGTTCATAATCTACCCCATCTAATTTATTATTAGGGGGGCCACAACGCACTATGTTATTAATTGTAAAAGACTGGCGATCATATCCTCCCTTACGGAGACAGTTTTCTAATAAAGATCCTGCTTCTGCTGTTGGTCGGAATGGTAATGACTCACTAACTTCAGTAGTGCCAGCCGCTTCACCAACGATCATAACATGATTCACACCAGACCCCTCTACCTGCATGAATCCTCTTCCTAACTGTTCTAGAACGCAGCCTCTACAATTTTTTGGCTTTTGTGCTATCATATTTTTATCCTCTAAGTCTCTTCCCCTTATAGATCATAATAGCATCCTGCTCAATAGCAAAGCTAACTACTTGCTCATATAACCCAACAGCTAGCTCAGCAATATCAAAGTAACTCTCCACTGGATCATCAGCATAATTGCTTGATGAGAATACTATCCCAGGAGCTACTGGACAGTTAATGCGATATGAGAGTAGAGTGAAATATAAATGAGTGGGGTTATCTGAGAATAGGGTATACTCTACCTCGTGTGGACAGCGATGCTGATCGTTTGGTAGTGATGCGGGGATGATGTTGTTAAGCTTCATAGTAGTACCTTATGATCATGGGCTGTTGCTGGGCAGTTGGTGCTGTTGCATTCATACTCTTCCTCAAGTCCCGTTTCTCCACCTGTTTGCCAATTCCGTCTTATTGGCCTTCTATTAAACCATACTGGGTTCTTAGTGTAGTGTGATAGGATCAAATCTTTAGGATAAGGGTCAGCTATAGGACCAAACCGCTTCTCTACTGCTTTTATAAACTCCCAAGGCGTTTCTACTACTTGATTGCTAGCACCTTTCTTGATGGTAGGTCCTGTTCCTCCTTTCATAACACCTTCTCCACAATATCCTTAGCCCAATTCACCTGTCGGTAAGTAGGACAAAACCCAGGATCCCCTTCTATACATTTTCTCAAACTAGCAATAAACCCCTTATCTTTATTCCTAAGCTTTCCTTCGTCTACCTCGTCCAGGATAGCTAAGCACCTTAGAGCCTGCTCCCTTAATTCCTGAGGTGTCATGCTGTCTGATGCTGTCCAAGCTACATTGCTCATTAAAAGTAATCCTCCTATCTGTTTGTAATGTTTCAGGGTTAAAGAATACCTTAGTACCGCAGCGAAGACAAGAGCGGTAGTTAGTAAAAGGGGATGATAGTTTAGACTTAGGGTGGGCGCAGCGACCGAGTAGAAGTCTAAGTAATGTTCTTAGCATTATAGAAACCTCAATATAGCGGGGTTAACTTTAGTTCTCTTAGCTAGCAGACTCTTATCTCCTACTATCCTAAGTCCTTCAGGTGTTCTGCATCTACTTACGGCGGTGTAGATCATCGCAGGCATACCAAAGAATGCTTGTCTTATATCCATTTGGACCCTGTCGATAGTTAAGCTCTGCGTCTTATGTACAGTACTCGCATAAGCTAATCTCAATGGGGAGAATCTAACCGCTCCTACTACATAGCGATCAGCATCAATATCAAAGTAGACCTGTTGCCAAGGTCTAGGATCTCCATTTCTTTCTTCTCTCTTAGAAAAGGTAAGAGTAGCCTCTCCATCTTTACTCAACACTCTCCTCTCAATCAACGGCACTCTTACTATCCTATCTCCTCTTACTAGTTTAATAGTAAATACTTTAGCTATCTCGTCATAGTCTTGTATCCAGCCGCAATCTCCATTCGCATAAGTGAATGAAGGCGAATCATTCGATAAGATCATTACATAGCTATTTTTCTTTACCTGCAATTCCTCTGGTATAATCTTCCATTCCCCTGGCGGTCTAGCAGAGCCATCAAGCCATCTCTCTGATCGAACTTTGATTATCTCTCCTTCTACTTTGCTTAATGCTACCCAGTTAAAACGGTCAACATCTACATTCTTAGCTAGAATAGTAGTACCAGAAAAGTCTAGACTATTAGCATTAGTAAACTCTACTCCTGCTGTTCTAAGCAATTCAGCACCCTCTTCTCCATTACCTGCCCTAAGTTTATTAATACCAGTTAGAAACTCCCCACTCCCTTGTCTCCAGTTATAAGTAAGCTTCTCCATCTTCTCCTCAAACTTAGGAAAGCACTCAGCCTCATAAGGTTGCTTACATTTAATAGCTGGAAGTTGGAAGAGATCTCCTACTAAGGTAAGGCCAATCCCATCTGGGTTTTTTGACTTCTTGACCTTCTGCTGTCGATTAGCGTCACCTACTGCTTTATATAGGGTATCTAACTGGGCAGCATCTAGCATAGAGAATTCATCTATTATTAGCTGTTTATAGCTCTTAGCTAGATCTCCTATTGTACGCACTAATCTACCGTTAATATAAGCTTGTTGTAAGGAATCTGTATCAAAGAAGCGAAGTACTGAGTTAAGAGTGATTGCGTTGAGGTTAACACTAGCTATCCCTGTAGTAGCACAGAGTAACCCAGCAGTACTATCTTCTTCTATTTCCTTTTTGATCTTATATGTCTTTCCGCTCCCGCCCTCTCCCGTTATTAGTCTGCATCTTACTTCTGCTTTCTCTTCTTCTCCTTCTTCTGTTAAAGAGGCAGAAAAGGGATCAGAATCAGAATCAGGCTCCATGATAGCATCTCCTATGTCTTGAAGAGAGTTAGGAGCAAATCCAAAATTAGTCTCAGACATTTTTATTAGTCTCCTTTAGATGTTTGATAATAGATATAAAAAGGGAGAGGAGTTATCAGCAGATCTCATTAGTTAAAACTATCTTGACCTCTACTCTAGGCTGAATTCCTCCTCACAACTTCTTGCTTAGCTTGCTAATCTACTTACTGAAACAACTCAGCAGTCCGTCTTTCCCTCTCTTCCATAGCTGCGAGATCTGCTTCGCTTACTGCCTCAGGAGCAGTAGGGGTATCAGCAGTAGCAGCAGCCTGCGCTTCATCTGCCCCATTAGCAGAACTGTCTATGCTAATAACATCCGGTCCTGGTTCTGGCGCAGTCTGGGGCTGTAGGATCGCAACCCCAGGTGCAGACTCACCGAATGCAACGTAGTCCTTCGCGGGTCTACGCTGTCTCACCTTACCTTGTTTTGTCCAACCGTAAATAGCCTCAGCGGTCGGGGGCAGGGTTGATTGATCTACTTCAGGTTCGGTAGCATTAGAAGCAGCAGTTGTGCTAGCTGTTGCTGTCGTAGTGCCAGCAGAAGCCTCCCCATTACTCGCAGAAGCGGCCTTAGCCTTGCGTTTGCCCTTCCCCCTACCCTTTGCCGCAGATGCCGGAACAAGTGTAGTCAGAGAAGGCTGAGATGATTTATGCGCAGCTACCTCACGCAAAACCTGAATGGTTGATTCGATCTCTTCTACGCTCATGCTGAGAGCCTTGCGAAGAAGAATGGTTGATGCTGAAAGTGTCTTCATTTTCTTTCTATCTCCTTTTGTTTGATAGTGTTACTGTTAGTGGTTAGTGGTTGATAATCTCTCTAGGAGCTACTTGCTTGCCTGCCGATAGCTCCTAGAGGCTCAATAGCCAAGGCCAAGGGAGGAACAGGTTCAACGATTCGACCTGTCCTAAGCAGAAGATGAAAATAGAACTGCTTAGAAACCTTGACTTTGACTAGAGTTCATTTCCATTTCCATTTCCATTTCGTTTAGTTCAAATAACTATGCTCGAAGAGATAGTAATACTACTATTACTAATATGTCAATAGCTAATTACTATTCTTGAACCAGATATTATCTAATTCTCGCAAGGTAGAAAGTACATCACCAACCTTTCCTACAGTATCGTTAGCACATTGAGCATAACCCTTGAAATAGAATTCCTTTGCTAACTCTTTGAACAACAGCATCTTATCTGCTACTACTGGTCCTACTTTTATGCTTTCATTATCTGCTTTCGTCCAAGCTTCATCGAATGCTCTAGTGATATGCTCTTGATTTTTTGTAATAGAAACTACCATAATTTTTCCTCAAATAAAAAATAAAAAAGAAAAAAGAAAGGGAAGGTGCACCCCCGACAAAGCAAACCTTCCCTTCTCCCTACCTTCTCAATAGCTAATTGCAGCTAACCATTGATAGGCAAGAACCTAACAATAACCGCTCTAGCAACCAACTCACTTCCGTCCTGAGGGTCTTCCATCCTGGCACTATGTACAGGAGCACCTGCCGCATTAAAGACCTGATTGCCTTCCTTATCGGTTAAAACTGGGAAGTTCTTCTCCCCTCGTTTCGCAATAATCCTCTGCGCATAACCTCCCTCATCAGTCTCCCCTGTTTCTTTAGTTGCCTGCCATTGAATAACGGCCTTAATGGTAGGCTCAGCAGCTAGTAACTGACGAAGATGTTCAGCATTTCCGTTAATAGTATTCCCCTTCTGGAACGGATAGCCACATTTACTAGCTACATCTGCCGCCCTACTAGTATTAGTCTTTCTATCCTTAAGGCTAGTTAAATAGATTCCCTGCATAAGTGCGTCAGGGAACGAGAAGATCCTAGTGCCATCCCATGTAGGATCATCGCTTACTATATAAGCTTCTACCTCAGCTACGAAGAATGGCCTTCCATCGTTCGCGCTTACCTTAGGCTTATCAAGCAGGTTACCATCCTTATCCTTAGTAGGGCCGTAAACGCCTTTCTTACCTGTTTTAAGGCGCAGAGTAACTGGGTTAAGGCTCTCAGGTGGGAGGACTACTGCATCTGCATCTGCATCTGGGTCAACATCATCTTCTGTATCGCCTAGCACTAGATGATTGAGATCTGACCCTGCTCCGTTTGTTGCTGTTGTTGCTGCTGATTCTGCTTCTGCTACAGAAGTAGTTGGTTGTTCGGTTGTGCCAGTTGCTTCTGTTCCTTCTGCTGGCGCTGTTGCTGTTTCTACTGACATTCTTTCTTATCTCCTTTTGGTTTGTTAGCTAACATTCTATAGGATATGGTGGATTAGTTACTTCCTCTTCTGCTACTTTCTCAGGAGGAGCCTTAACTACCAGTACTCCAATATCTCTTCGATCAATAACAGTATCATTAGCCTCATGCCCAGGTAGTACATAGTAATAGTCATTCCCTGGATCTACCTTTTTATAGCCAGCTTCAATCTCTTCTAACTGAAGGTAGGTAATAGGAAGCTTCTGCTCACAGCTAAGATTACCACATTGACAAGTTGCATTTCTACTATCCATTGGAGTTGGAATCATAATTAGTAATTCTCCTTATCTTTAGTCTTAACAATAGTATATCCATCTCTTTGCTCCACTATCTCTACGTCATCATCTATATGGTCAGGATGTACTATATAGTAATCATCTCCCATAGCTCTTACTTCATCCATTACTTGGGATGTAACATTAATAGGTAGTTTGTGACAGTAAATAGTAGTAGAATTACCCTCACAGATATAATGAGAAGCGCCCCCAATATCATTATCTATCATAGTTATTTATCCTCATTACTCTCCTCAGGCCTCCCAGCAGCCTGTGCATTAGCAGCAGCAGTCATATAAGCTAATTGCTCATGGCTAAATCGATCACTATATGGTAGCGTTTCCTCACTGGTTGGTACTTCTCCTGCCTTTGGATTTTTCAAATCAGCTGGTTCCCTCATATATCTTCTTATCTCTGCGAATGTGCACTTAGGGATTCTAAGAGGCAGTCTTCTTGTTACTTCGATCTCTTGGGTTTCCTCATTATACTTAGTTGAAGCTAATTGTTCTTGCTGTACTATAGCTGATGGTATAGGTGCGTTCTCGGCAGTCATTAGCACTAGAGAAAGTATAGATAGCTCTTGCCATCTCTCAACTCCTTTTGGCTTGAAGCGATTTGGTATTGGGCCAGTCGATGACCATACTGCTTTTAGATGTGCAGTTACTATTACTAACTTAACTCCCTTTGCGTATAGATTATTAACAAACCCACTTACCATATAGTTCACGGCAGGATATATTCCCCCGAAGGCCCCACTCTCTGCATTCTTGGGACTAATACCATACTGCATAGGGTACTTCTTAGCTTCAGCAGCAAAGGCCGCTTCCATTGGTTCTATGTTATCTATTACAGCAACAGTAAATCTGTCCTTGGGAATTTGATTAAGCTGCTCTCTTAATATCTCCATAACTTGAGCGGGTTTATGGTCTAGTCCAAACTTTCTAGATGCTAGGCTTGACATAGATAGATATCTACCAAAGTGAAGCTGAACATCTATACCACTACCCTTCTCTTCCCAATCAAAGAATAAAACATTATCTGGGATATCTGCTTGAGATGCTAAGAATGATTTGCCTACTCCTCTAGGGCCACAGAGATAGGCTACACCACGAAACTCTGCTGGCAATATTGACTTTCTCTCTTCTACTACTGCTGATTCTACTGTTGTACTTGTAGACTTCTGCAATGATGGTAACGTTGATGCTTGGATTGGTTTAGGTAATGCTATTTCTGCCATTATTCTCCTCCTAGTGATAAAGCTTCTATATCATGGTGTGGGGTTCTTTCTTTAAAGAGGCCAGAACTAATAGGATCTTGAGCCATCCACTTGTCACCCCAGCACAAAGAGAAGAAGGGGCACCATTTTCTATACTTCGAGTAGCAAGCATGACGATATCTCGGAAAGTAAGTATCTAACAATTCCTGCTTACCTTCAGCAGTATCACAGTTATTAATAGCCTCCATCCCCTCTTTAACTCTTAGCTCTTGCGCTATTACCTCAGTTATCCAGCTACTGATATCATCAGGCTGCCGATAATAAGGAGTAGGAGCTATAAACAGCTTCTGCATAGGGTCACCTTGATCGCTCTGCACCTTCCCGCTTGCTAGAAGCTCAACCCACTCCTTAATAGGCATTATCTCCCAGATGTTAACTCTAGTGAATGTCTTACCTAGACTGTGGTTGTTACCGAAGCGATCCTCAAAGTAGTACTTCCAAGCGAATTGGATAGTATCTCCAGGCATACCCTTCTTCATCCACGGTCTGATAGAGAAGGTGTCCTGCTTTCTCACTCTATCTTTCTTATCTAATCTCCTACTGCCATTAATAAAGTACTCAGAATGAATGCCGTCCACTCTATTACCTGTTAATGCCTCAAATAGAATTAGTTCGCTCAACCCCTGGATATCAATCTTAGCTTCCTGCTCTATATCATCGTTCCAGTCGAAGCTGGTCTTAAAGTTAAAGATATAATACCCACCATTATCTAGTCGTTGGAGATCGGCATCACTTCTCCCCATTAAAATAAGATCATCAGCTAATTGTAAGACTTTTTCTTGCTCTACAGAGATCGGACGATAAGTAGAACGATGATAAGGAAGGCGAGTAAGAGCATAACCACGGACTGCGAATTCGACGAGTGCTTTTTGTTCATGGTAGAGATAATTCTCAGTAGTAGATTCTCCTTCTTCTACTTCTAGCTCTTCTTTTGCTGCTTTTAGATCGAACTCTGCTAAGGCTGCTTTAACACAGGCTTCTATATCTAATTTAACTCCTACTGCTGGATCAATACCTTCCATTAGAGCTATGTTAATAGACTCTATTCCTCTATGAATAGCTAACCCCTTAGAAAGAGCGATTGAGTTCTGCATAGGAGTTATCCCTATACCATTTACTTCTGTGCTCCAGTAGCGTTTACGCGGACACTCTTGCATCTTAGAGATGCGAGTCCTATCTATATAGGTAGTAGGCATTACTTACCCCCTAACTGCATTACACTGACATCACCTAGAAATGGATGCTTAGCTACATCAGGTATATCTAGTAGATTATTAGATACTTCTTTCTTAAAGAACATAACAGTATAGCCACTCATCATAGCTACAGTAACTAACTCATACCCTTGCTTCTCATAATATTCTAGCTTCTCTGTAGCTTGGGTTAATATACCCTCAGGGTTGCCCCAAGAGAATGAGGTTACTTTATGCTGGTACATTTTCTTATTACCTCTTTTATTCTAATCGAGTCTAAATGTATAAGAGTAGTTTTATTGTTTAGTTTATTAAAATAAACAATCAAGCCTGAACTGTAGATAGTAAGATGAACTACACTATTCTCTTTAATACAAAATTCTTTATGCTGGTACATCTTCATTAACCTCCAATAGTATTCCCATTGGCATAGTTATAGCTTCATTCCTAACAGGAACCTGCTTCTCCTTCCTACTATTCTTAACTAATCTCACAGCTTCCCTCTTCTCATCTACCTCTAATCTCCTTCTGCATCTAGGGCACCATAATGGCTTAGCTACTCTAGGAATCCATTCATGCCTACAGCTAGGATATGGGCAGATTCTTATTGGTACTGCTATTTCTGCTGTTGCTGCTTCTCCAATATCTGCATTAGTATTAGTGTCAGCATCAATATCTGGCATTATTAATCACCTCGGTTTAATTTTGATTGTAATCTTAATTTAGCTATTATTGCTTTTTGATTGATGAAAGTGAGATTATCATCATTATGCAAGGTTGTCAACCCCTAATCTTGATTTTCCTCTGATTTTCTTTTCAAAAATATCCTATTTTGCCTTTGATTGAACCCGCTACCAGTAATAGGAACCTTGCCGAACTGCCCTAATGTTTTATCACTATGTATCTTTTGACTCTCCCTTTTTCTTTTCCCTACTACATAACCATAGTTAGCTTCCTTCTTGCCAGCACTAGCAGTTCCTACTCTTTTCATTGCTGCTTCAGCTTCTGCCTTATGCTCAGCACAATATCCCTTTTTCATTACTTTATATAGAGCAGTAGTTAGCTTAGGCTCAGCTAGCTGCTGGCAAGGATCGCAGTACTCTGGATCTTTTTCTGCTATGAATATTGGTCTACTAAACATAAACTATTCAATCTCAACCCCTAATCTCTCAATCTCCTTACAACTAAAGTCCCTCTTATGCTGAGGCAACCCCTCCTCATTAGTCTCATACATGCCTATGAACTGTGCATCAGCAGCAGTAGCGCGGATTATATGAGGAGAGCCTGGGGCTTGGAATTTGAGATAACGATAGGAGATTTTGCCTGCTTTACTCTGTTGCTGCTGGCTTGTTTGCTGCTGCTCTTGCTGACTCATATTCTCTATTCCTTATATTAAGTATCCTCTTCTCTAACCACCACCTGAGTGCTCTTATCTGCTCAAAGTCTAGATTAACTGTTACGCTTCTGATTATATCTTCACCCTCAAGCGTCTGAGCAGTTATGAGAGTATCATCTGGCTTATGTCCTACATCTAGTATTGGGTCATCACTTAATACTATCTGAACTTTAGTGGTATGCTTAGTTCTACTAAGAGTTAAATCTGCTTGCCTTTCTAGGCTCATTTAGTAAATCCTCCTTACCTTCTTCTTCTGCTCCCCAATGCTCCTTCGATAACTCACCAACTGAATCTTCCATAATTAGAGTAGCAGCATTTGATTCTATTAATGCTGTATGAAGTTCACCTTCATCCTCTTTATAGTACTGCTCAGTCTCCTCATTCATAGTTACAACTATTGATAGAGTAATCTTCTTAGTCTTTAATGCCATAATAGCTTAGCTCTCTCCTTCATCCTCCTAAACTTCTCACTTAACTTATACCAATTATGATCCCCATTATCTCTATCTACTTCAATCACCCCTAGCATCTCTAATTCCTCAATAGCTCTCATAACAGTAGTCTTAGGCTTTTTCACTCTCGCTAACAAAGTAGGTTGATCAATCCCATCATCTATAAATCCATCGGGGATAGCTCTTATCACCATTAATCTATTCATTGGGATCGAGTCAATAGCTACTCTAGCAGCTAGCCTATAATCTTCCGGGATCATATTCCTTCTAAAGATAGCAGCATGGCCTCTAGCAATCTGCACGATAGCTTTAAAGAACCTAGTATTCCCCTCTGGTTCACTCATATCTTCTAGCCGCTTATTCATATCGTTCCTAGCTGCTGCTGTTCTTAGTAGCGCAGTTATCTCAGCTAGATGAGCTACGCCATGCTCTATTGGGTCTAGAGGCTGGGTAAAGACAACACCTTGTTTATCGTAGAAGTCTTTAGCTTTATCTGCTATAGCTCGTTTAATAGCTTGCTCATTACCTATTTGTTGATAAGCCATCTTAGCCTGCTCGATCCCATCTGTTCTGCCCCAACGTACTTGGACGAATCTTTCTCCTAATCCTCTCATTGGTCCCCATAGGCGTTCAAGATCAGGAGTACACATAGCTATTATTGTTACTTTACCATTCCAGGTAATTGGCTTCCCCATTCCAGTATGCTTTACTAGATGACCATCATACACCTCTCGTAGATCACCTGCTATTGATTGTACTATATCTGCTTTCTTAGAGATAACAGTTGAGAAGTCTGGGAATACTAATAGTCCTGAACGATCTCCTACTTTGCCTATATTAAGTAAGAGAGATTCTCCTCCTTTAGCTTTAGGCATTCCGCTTAGTAATGTATTAGCTGTTATAGAGTTAAGCATTACATATTCAGGTAGAGGAGAGAGGATTTCATTAAGCAGCGACTTACCCGTACCGCTCGGCCCTAAACAGAAGATCCAGATAGGCACTTCACTCTTCTGTCTCTGAGCAACAGCGGCACTCATTATTATCCTAATAGCTTCAGTATCTATCCCATGATAATGCTGATTAACCTTAGCTACTAGCTCATCCCATAGCTGTTGGATTTCATGCTCTACTGGGGGGAATATCGTAGGAGTGCGAGGAAGAAGGGAGCTATATAAGTTATTAGTAGTATTAGAGTTAGGTTCTTCATTAATGTTAATCTCTGATTCAAGTACTACTGAGGCTGTAGATAGCTCTAGCGTAGATGATTGCTCTAATGGAGCAAGCAGAGATAACGGCATTTTAGCTCCTGGACTCTTACCTTACTAGGACTAAGTAGGAAAGACTGGATAACGAAGGATACTAGGCAGAGACTCTCTTCCCTTAAGTTTGGGAGAGTGCGCTTGCCTCTGCCTAGCATTGAACCGACGAGTCCAGCGACTTCTTTATTTTGTAACATTTCCTCAACTTTTTATCAAGAATTATTTGCCGCGCAGGAAATATGCTGATAGGGCACTCAGATTTCCTACTGCTAATCAAAGCCACCTCTGCCTTGCTATCTCTAAAGCCCTCTTCTTAGTAACAGCACCAGTTCCGAACAATGCAGACATACTTCCCTGCGTCTTTCTCTTACCATCTAATCGCATTACTGCAGCATGGTCCACTAATTCTGTGATAGCTTGATAAGCACCGAATGCAGTACTCCCCGCTAGCTCATGACCATTACCGTTCTGGAATAAGAAAAGACTATTCCTTCGATAATGTTCCTCAGTTGGTTTATAGTCTTCTCTTAATATCTGCATCTCAGCTAATTGATCATCAGCAGGCACAGGCCATACTTCTAGTAAGAATTCAGCCATATCTACAATAGAGATAGGCTGTTGCTGTAGCTGTTGATAGACTTCTACCGTAGAAGTATGCTGAATTAAGACAGATTCTACTAATCTCTCTATCTCAGCTAATCTCCCTTGAGCACTAGCTGTATGACGGATTGATATATCTGCTACACTAGAGGCAGAAGTAGCAGCATCTAGTGTGTTCTGACATACTACTCTAACAGGAGTAAATCTTGCTGTTAGTGTCTGAGATCGCTCTCTAGTATGAGAGTTTGACACTAAGAAGTAAGGCTCTATTACATCTCCTGGAGATACTTCTAGAGAATGTGATGCTAACTTTAAGAGCATCCAAACCCTATCACCCTTCCCTAGTGCTCCCGCTGTTTCTATAGTAGCCCCATAGTTATCTATAGCATACTGTAGAGGAGCAAATGCTTCTGCATTTTGAATTAGTTGATATCGAGAGCCGACTGTGCCTAAGATCTCTGAGTCGATATCTCTTACGACTGCTTTTATGTCTTTGATCTCATTTCCTAATAGGAACCTACCATTTGGCTCTAATCCCTCTGGATCATTAGTAAGCTCATTACCACTTAGGTAAACAGGATGCTTACTAACATTCCAATCAAGATTAGCCTCAGCAAGTGCAGTCTCTACCGAGTCTACTCTAGTTAACTCTGCTCCTAGCTCATGCCAGGGTGGAATGCCGGAGTAGCTCATTGCTTCACGTCCGTTTATAACGGCAATATTATGCATATTTTGTTCTCCTTCCTCTTCTCTTTCTCTCTTTCTTCTTTAGTTTACTTATCTAACAGAATACTTTCTCCTAAGATCACCAACTGCTGAAGCAAGCTGGCTCCAATTATCAGGCTTATCCTGCATACTAGACCCAAACTCACCAAAGTTCCAGCATAGATCATAATGTTCTAGCAATTCACGTACTATTCTCTTAGCTATTAGTATGCTGTTAATAGAGCTAATAACTTTTCTGCCTGTCTTAATATGCGTGATGACACATTTACCGTCACTTAATGTGAAGTAAGTATCAAGGTGGATAGCAAAAGGACCAAGCACTGAGGCCTCTATCTCTTTAATGCTTTCATCGCTACCGATGATCTTAATCTTCTGCCTTTTAAATAGCAGGATACTAGTAGTAGATGGCATCTAACCTCCTTCCTTTCCTTTTCTCCTTATGCTAATGACAGTTAACTTGCTAAGGCACATACTTTACTATTACTATTTCTATAGACTTACAGATAATCTCTTATCTTGCCCTGCTTGCTCGTTCTTTCCAGTGTTGTGCTTTCACTTTTATCTTCTGTGTCAGTTAATCTCTTCTATATTCTATATAATATATACAATCGAGATTAGCTTTGTGCTGCTATAAGAAGTAGTAGTTTAGTATTGTATGTGCCTTCTCCTGTTAACTCTTCTTCCCTTTTGTTATTACTGAACAGGATATTCTCTCACGATTGAAGTGATCTTAAAGTTCTGCACGAACTTGGTCCCTTTACTCCAGACCAACTTCCCCCCTCTCCTACGACCCCGACTTTGCTCAATCTGATTCATAACAGCAGCTACTAGCTTCTGCCCTGAAAGCTTAGCTAAGCTACTCATAACTCCCTTTCTAATCCCCATGCAATTTCTTGCAGCAGAATAAGAAGGAACACCAATCCCTTGAGTGATAACCCAAGTTGCTTTCTGATGGCTAAGATTCTTTGCTATGAATCTCTCAGCATTATAGATAGAATCAAAAGCAGTAAAAGGTAGGGAAGGGTCTACTTGGTTGGTGAACTCTTTATCAGAGAACACTCCGCGTAGATTGCCCTTAGCGAAAATAGAAGTAAAGATAGTTTTCTTACTTCTTGGACTTGAACTAGCTTTACGAACAGCTAATACTTTGTAGAAAGTAGAGGGAGTTCCTTCTATCTGTTGCTGCTTAGTAGCAGTAGCAGTAGCAGCAGCAGTAGCAGAAGAGGTAGACTTACTGCGAGATGGACGAGTACGAGCGGTAGAACTAGACGTAGCACTAGACCTACTTGGTGCTTTACTGGCACGAGTAGAGGCTTTGGCTTTGCTAGTAACAGCACGAACTGCCTTCTTTGCGGCTACCTTTTTTGCTACTACTTTCTTCACAGCTTTTTTAACTGCCTTTTTGACAGCTTTCTTAGCTACCTTAGTAGCTTTAGCTTTGATTGTAGTTGTTGGTTTCTTCTTTGTTACCATTTTCTCTGATCTCCTTTATCCTAAACTAACTGTGGTTAATGTTACTGTAATGTGTATGCTGCACCACATTCTCCGCAATTATATACAGCATCTCCATCATCATTTCTATATGAGAACATACCGTAAGGTCTACCAGTATGTGGAAAGCCACATATTACTGTTAATATCTCTTCTCCTATAGTAGTATCCTCTCCGTTCTCATCTTCCCCTCCTCCTGCTGTTGCTCCCACTACTTCCTCAACCTCTTCTACTAGTCCATCAACAGCGAATCCAAAACTATGCAATCCCCTCTCAGTACTAGTATTATAGTCAACAGGTAGTAGTAAATCCTTAGCAGGATCAAACTTCCCAAAATCTCTAACCTGCTTTCTTAGCAGATTATTATAGATAGAGGAAGCCTGCCCCTCTCTCCTAGTTATGTTAGTAGAAGAGTGGATGAAAACAGTAGGCCTAGGGCCTAATGCATCTTTTATCTGTAGTAGATAATATGGCATTTTACGTTAATCACCTCCTTTCTCTTTTTTCTGTTTCATTCCCCTTTTCTCAACAGTAAAATAGCTCTTATCGAAAAGAATAACGCTATGATAACAACAATGATGTAAGTTATATAATCTATTAACTTAGATGATTGCTGTTGGATTTGTTGCTGGAAGCTCATTCAGCCATTACCTCTTTAATAGCCGCTACTGCTGAATCGAACTTAACAAATATCCCAGGTACAATACATCCATCTTTATGCCCTAACCAATTAGGAGCATTACATTCAGAGCATATTGACCATCCGGTATTGTCTGTTCCGGCATCTACTGACCATTGTTGGTTAGCAGCGAATAATCGCATTGCTGCTAAGGATTGAATAATCTCAGCATTGGTCATTACTATCTCTTTCCTTCCTTTCTCTACCCTAATATTAGTTAATCCCTCATGGCAACTCCTATCCGGGTCGAACGAGATATCTCCCTACAGAGAAGTAGGGTGTCCTAGTCCTTTATTTTAGACGAAGGAGTCATATCAGGAATTAGTTATTAACTAGTCAACTCCCGAAACTTACGCCAACAACAAAGAGTTCTTCTTAGCATTACACTCATCACATAACTTTTCACCCTGAGTCCAAATTAGAATATTACTAGGTTTATTACATCTAGTACAATTCCAAGCCATTCTAGGGATATGAGTTCCATTCTCTCTTAGTTGTTGGTTTCTCTTCTCTTTTCTTATCTGCTTACGACTTTTTTTAGTAGTCGATAAAGGAAAGTGCTCAGACTTGCTATTTCTGTTATTATTAGAAGTAGAAGTCTCACCTCCTCCCTGCCTTTTATCTCCTACAACTATTCCTCCCCTAGACCAGTCTGTAAAAGCCTTAGTCTTATACAGTTTATGATCTCTACAGCTAGCACACATACATCCATCATAGTAGATGAAAGCATGACGTTCTGCTATTACTGAGGCATCATATCTCTTAACGTTAACGCAAGGAGGACAGCTACAGGCAGGTAGGTGGCCCTTAGGGCGCATAGGAACAGTTTCTTGATATTGCTGCTGCCTAATAGCAGATATCTCAGCATTAAGAAATGCTAGTCTATCGCTATCCTCATCCTCATCATAGCCATCTTCAATCTCATCCCCATCTAGTTCTACAACTAGATCCTGGCCTGTTCCTAATAGTGATTGATTAGCGGCACCTACTGCACCTAGATAGCCTATAGTATTATAGCTGCCACTATATTGCTGCTTCCTACCATACTTCCCATAGCTCTTCTCATCATGCTCAAACTTAGTCATATAGTATTCAACAAAGAACTGAGCAAATCTATCTATCATCATTTCTGCTTCTCTAAGATCAGCAAAAGCATTAATTGAATGATATTTATAATAAGCAGTCCCCACGTTAACACCACATACTCCCAATCTCTCTAAATAGCAGATATCACTCATCATCCCCGCTGCAATATCACAACCAAGTCCAGTCTTATCGTTCTTCAAAGCATCAAGCCAATCCCTATCAGTATATTGATAGTGAACAGCATCAACACCTCCGCGATCAAACTGGAACATCCAGTTATATTCTCTATCAACAGGTGGGATGAAATGCTTAGCAGTACTTCTGCCAGTTTCTTCTCCTTCTGTTAAGAGAATATCATAGCTTCCTTCTGGTAATACTCTACGCAGAGTGTCTAGCACAATGCAGCAACCTAATCTATCATCTAAGGTAGGAGTATAGACGCGATGATTCCTTGCATCATACTTGAAGAAGCCAGCTTTACATACTGTATCACGATGAGCTACTGCTAATATCTTAGCATCAGGCCCGCCATAGATATAGATAAAGCTCCCATCCTTAGTGTTTAATCTCTGCCCTAATACATCAAAGTCATCTATTGAGATAGTGCAGATCGTCCTAAGCACTTCAAGATCGAAGGAAGCTTTAGTAAGATCATGCTTCTTGCTACCTGTTAGATCAAGAGCAGGAAGATCTTTCCTTGCTGAATGATGTTGTAGTAGCTGGTTAAGCTTTTCATTCATGTTAATCATTTTTATTTGGTTCCTTCTTTCTCTTTTTCTCTTCTTACCATATTACTGTTACTTCTCTTGCTTAGAAAGGATCTACCTAAAGATTAAATCTCTTATCCCCATAGCTTACTTATCCTATCATTCCTACAGACAGAACATTGACACCCCCCATATGGGTCTGCTGCACGATAACCATTATCTTCATTCCAAGGATTATGTTCTACTATTGAAACGACAAAGTTATCAGTCAAAAGGTCAATCTCAGGTAGTTGGATCTCTCTCTCAAATTCATCTTGACAGTTATTACAGTAGCTATCTCCCATAGCATCTACTTGTAGAGTTCTTCTTCTACAGTAATCAGATTTGCATCTAGGAATTTTAGGACTGCAATCTTTGCATACTTTTCTATCTTCGATGCTACTATTGTAGTAGTTACTAGCAATTATAGTCCTACCACAAGGTCCTGCACAAATTGCAGCATATCGAGTAAGGCATTGATCACAGTACTGCGAAGCTCTATTAAGTCTGTCAACATTATAGACAGTTGTTAGCATTACTGAACGCTTATCAAATTTATCAGCGCAGTTAGTACACCGAACACATAAATCAACAAAGCATCCTTCACACATTCTTATAGAGCTTCTAGTATTATCTAGTATCTCTTGGAAAGAAGCTTTCTCCTTAGAGCTACTACAGATATTACAGAACTCCATAGGAATTACTCTAGGGATGTTAATGCTAGCAATCTCATCACTAACAGCAGCAATCTTAGCATGTAGCTTCTGTATCAAGCTCTGCTCACCTAGCAAATACCCCGCATCTTTATTAATGTAGAATCTCTGCCCCGGCTCAACTAATATCTTAAGATACCCTAACCCAAGATAAGTAGCTAATATTCTGCTAAGCTTAAGAGTGGCACCTTGTCCTTCCCAATAGCCGTTGAATAGAACTGCCCAGTTATTAGCATCAGTGCCGTAGAAGGCATTAGTAGGATTAATCATAATCCACATTCTACCTATTCCATTACTATTAGTTCTATCTTCGTGAGATTTGAAGAACTTAACTGCTAGTCCTCCTTCAGCTAAGAAGTTTCTACAATAGCTATTAGGACTAGGACCGCTATATTCTCCATTACTCCCGCTAGTCCACCAACAGCTACCATTAGAGGCTTGTCCGAACTCAGTGCTAGACCATTCTATCTCATCTGTTATCTCAAAATAGTATTCTTGAGCAGATTCAGAATTCCGTCTAGCAATATTCCCTATCTCTGCTAAGATAGCAGGATCAGGATCAGCTTTAATCCTCTTCTTTAGCCATCTACGCATCCTTTTTGGTAGCGTACCATGCTTAGGATCTAACCACACCCAGACGAAATCCTCTGTAGATTCTTCTGGGAGTTTGATCAGATCAAGATAGTAACGATCAGTACAATAACTACGCAGTATATAATTCCTAATCTCCTTAACCCCTGTTGGAGTAATATAGTTATCAGGAATCAATACCTTTAATGGCTGACCTATTAAAGAAGGTAGAGAGCTAATCGGAATTATCTTTTGCTTCTCTTCTTCTTTCTCTTTCTCTTCATTATTACTAAGAGATGAGAGGTTAGCAGCAAGCTTAGGATCAATCATTACGTTAGTAAATTCAATCATTTGGTTTATCCCTCTCTTTCTCTTTCTTCTCAGAATTAGCCTCTACTGCTAATTGTTAGATAGAAGAGAGGCTTACGCCTTAGTAGAACTACTACAGGTATTAGCTGTTAGTAGTACAAGAATCCCTCGCTCTAGAATGCTCATAGACTATACTTGAGGTTCAGGCTCTACTAAGGCGTAAACTTCTCTTTCTCAAAGAGTTAGAAAATGGGGCATCATCATACTCTTGATGTGAGGATTATTCAAGACACGATTTGGAGTGAATTTTCTACATAGCTCTCTAGCTAGTTGATTAAGCTTTCAAAGCGTCCAAAACCCTCCATAGGCTTTTTACTCTGATCCTGTTGTTGTTGTTGAGTCTGACTCATTCTTATTCTCAATCTCCTCAGCAACAGTATTAGCACTAAGATGATTAGCTAAATTAATAGCTTGCTTAGCTCTAATATTCTGAATGCGTCGTAAATGGTTAAGAGAAGAGTTAATAGGAATGCCCTTTGACTTAAGCATTCTAACATTAGATAACTTTCTCTTTTGGGTACTCATTACTGACATTTTTTCCTCATCTCCTCTAACATATCACAGTTAGACTCGGTAATTCCTACCAAGTTACACTCCTCAATCTCAACTTCACCTGCTCTCCCATTATCTTCATCAATGATGAAGACATTAGCTGGCAGATCAGATAATAGTTGAGCTACTACTCCACCTGATAGTGTTATGTAGATAGTAGGAATCTCATCCTTGATGTGGATATGCATAATATTGTCAATACAGTTTTGACAATTAGCACGATATTTAAGCATCTCTCTTATCCTTCTTACTAATAAGATTTGTTAGTAGAGTAATTGCCCAACGTAATGCAGAAGCCTCACGTCTCTCATCCTCAAAACTTAACATAGACGAGCTTGCAAACCGTGCATTTAGGCAGTCAAGCCTTTGTTGTAGACGTTCTAGCTTCTCTTTTGGCTTGCTCATTATTTTTTACCAATACTTCACTAAGAAGTGAATTACTATTGCTACCAGTACTATCCAGCCAGCTAATGAAGCAGCTAGTGTAACAATAGCAACAGTAAATATTATTACTTGGATCTTGCTACTTTTTGCCATCTCTTTGTGTTAAACCTCCTCACAATCTTCAACTTCATCAATCTCAGCTAAACCTAGCCTTACTAATTCCATATTAGACATTAGCCGAGAAATGGCAGTAGCTAGTTCAGCAGTCCATTTATAGTATCTCAATAACTGCTTACGCTTCCTTAATCCTAGCTTACTGCCTAGATGATTGCGTCTAGGTATGTAATTATTGGTCATTGCTTGGTATAACGATAGCATCTCTTAAGCCTGCTCACAACTCCATTCATTATCTAATTGCACATCTAGCCGCCTAAGACAACCAGTTAATCCTCTAGCAATGCCAGGAGCTATCTTTTCATCTTCTATTAGCTTTCTAGCTATTGCTAATTCTGTCTCAATGTCATCTTTGCATCTAACATGTCCTACATATATCTCCCCAGTTCCTACTACTAGGAAATGAGTAAATAGTTTAGGATGATTAGAATTACTGCGACTATCAAATGGATCTAGAACACAGAAAGGTTGAAAGTTCTCTAAGTTACAGATTACTTGACCAGATAAGTAGCTCATTCTCTTTTTTAAACCTCCGCTCAGAGCTATTAGCATTTTAATAGCTAATAGCCTAGAGGAGAAGTTCAATAGCCTCTCTACTTCTAGCAGTTAAGCAGAAGCAGTCTCAGTTATTGTATTAGTATTCTCTTCTTCACCTCCACCAGCTTGTTCAGGACCAGAGCCTTCTCCTGAAATTACTGTAGGATCATTACTAGCATCACCAGCAGGAGCAACAACAACTTTCCTCTTCAACTCCTCATGATGCAGAACAACCCACTCAGCGATCTTCTGAGCATTACTCAGAATCATAACTAACTCAGTCTCGAATAAGTAAAGCCCACCATAAGCTTTCCTCGTCCCAGTGAACTGTACCTGCCCCTTCTTAGAAACCTGCACCCCCGCTTTCCCTTTGCCATAATCACCTAACTCTACCCAAGTAGGTGATTTTTCCTTAACTTTCTTAGCTAAGGTATTGCGCTCAGCTAAGAGCGCCTCAACCTGTGCACGTAGCGCAGGATCAGTTATTGCAGCTATTTGTGCTGCGGTCATTTGATCGGCCATCTCTTCTCTTTCTCCTTCTTTCTTCTTTCATTCTTAGTAGGAAGATTACTCGGCAGGTAGTAGACAGGTATTAAGTCCTCAGTATCGTACGTTACCAAAGGCCTATTCGAGCAATAAGCGCATTCATACTAACCAAAGCCGTCTCATATAGCGTCCTGCTACGCCGTTGGTTCTACTACCTGCCGAGTAATCTTCTTTCCTAACAGTTATTATGGTAGTAACTTACTTAATTGTAAGTTCTCCTGACTTCTCATTCTTAGCTGTAAATTACAGAGGAATGAGAAGGTGTAAAACTTACTTAGTTATTGGTAATCTCTAAAAACGCACTTCCTTGTGTTTTGCAGAGTATGCAAGCCTCTACACAGATTTCAGCTGCTAATGTTAGTACTTCATCTCTTTTGTCACCATAAACAGTAGCAGCAGCAGCAGCAGCATAAGCAGTAGCAGCATCAGCAGCAGCAGCATAAGTAGCATAAGCATCAGCAGCAGCAGCATAAGTAGCATAAGCATCAGCAGTAGCAGCATAAGCAGTAGCAGCATAAGCATCAGCAGTAGCAGCATAAGCAGCATAAGCATAAGCAGCATAAGCAGCAGTTATTTTAGCATTCAAAGCACTATTTCTAGTACCTTCTTGCTCACATCGCATAGCTGCATTAATCCAATTATCATAATTGATCTTATCCTTTAAGACTGCTAATGCATTATCTTTAGTTATTGTTTGGGTCATCTTTTCTCTCCTCATTTAATGAAAATGATAAGTTCTCCTGACTTCTTACTGTTACTGATTGAGCCTAATAGTAATAAATTAAATTGTGGCTCTACCTATCTACCATAGGGTTATCATAGGTATCTCAGCAACAGTAAGAAGGTGCAGAGCTTACATCTCTTCTAGCTCCTTAGCTTAGCATCAGCATTATTAGCTAATTAACAACAGAGGAAATAACCTCCTTAGCTAGCCTCACCTTGCTGCTAATCACATCAGCAACAAAGATACAGTCACACCGCGAGAAGCGGTTAGAGACGCGATCTCTATGCATTCTGTGTCCTGCCTCGCGTCTATAATGAAGTCTGCGAAGGAATTTAATCATATCTTCTCTTTTCTCCTCATTTGACAGATTTTGTGGTTGGATTTAGCATCCAGTCTCTCTACCACTCAGAATGGTAGGAGAGAGCATACTAATCAGAACTGCTCCGTCTGCACTGTCTCAGCAATCACCAAAGCCTCAGTAATGCTGACTCTCGGACTCAGCACATTTCCCTTGACTATCCTATCATCATCATGCGCCAACATCAACTGGATTCTCTTGCATTCAGCTACCTTTTTGGCAGGGATTCTGATCCTCTGCGCTTGATCCTTTAGCATAGCAGTGATCATATCATCAGGAAAGCCTTGCTTCCGCAGATCTTGTTTCCTGACGACCACAATAGAGCGACAACCGGCCTTTGCTGGCCGTTGCTTGCCTGCCTCACCTATCCGAACACCCTTCTTAGGCAATTCGCCTATCGCATCTTTTCCGCTTACCCCAGAGGGTAGTATAGCGGGAAAGTGAAGCATCTCAGAGTTCAGCATCTTAGTATCAGAATGTTGCCCTCTGCCGTAGAGAGTGCGTCTACTTCTACTGTTTCTAGCTTGCCTAGTAGCAAACTCGATTGAGCGTGCTACGAAAAGATCTAGTTCAGCACTACGAGCAAGCTTTACTTCTGCTATGCTCATGGTAGGCAGTCTAAGCTTATCGTGTAATTTCGTTACTGGCATATCTCTATTCTCCTCTACTTAGAATTATGCGGACTCTATTGACTTCACTAAGGCTAAGCGTCGCGTCATGCTTAGCAGACTATTTATGACGATCCTAGTGAAGTCTCTTACAGTCCGCAAAAGACTGTTTCGCTACTCTCTATAGAGTAACGATTGATTACAGTTACTAAGAGAAAGATAAGCCAATATAAGGTAGGAGCAATTAGTAGCCATTGAACTAACTAAGATGGAAGAATCTGTACTGCGTTAGGATGCTTAGCTAAGACGGCCTTCATTACCATCTTAGCTTGTTGCTTGGTTAATGCTGAGCTATTGAAATCTCTAAGCCAGCATTCCATTTCAATCCACACTAATGTCAAGGTAAACAAACTCTTGCTCACCTTAATGAACTTGGATGTACTTAACGATTTAGGCATAATCAGTTATCCTCCTGAGGAAATGATGCTGATGTGCTCCTACTCTATATTGGCCTATCTCTCAATTAGTAACTTAGCAGGAATCGAGTAATAAGCAGAGAATAGACTGAGTAGAGGATAGCAATTAATACAAGAGACTGTTTGCGTTAGTGTTAGCGTTTAATACCATTAAGTATTGCCGATTGGCTAGGCTATCTCGCCTTATTGGTAGCTAACTTAGCAATGTTAGTGTGCTCTAATTAAAAGTGCTATCCTCAATTCAGCCTACCCTCTACCTTTCTCTTTTTCCTGAGGAGAGTGGGCCAGTCAATAGAATCTAATAGCATTGTTGGGTAGTCGCGAATGGATACCGTGGCTAGCGCGCTTTGGTCAAACCCGCAAGGTAGGGTTGCGGCCCGTCAGTGCAGCTTTCGCCGCACTGGCTTATTGGGTGGCCGTACGCGCCGCCGTCAAGGACACCAACGAGGTGATAAGCCACTGTGGGGTCTACGTGCGGGTAGGCGATCTGACAATCTCTCGGGTGTGATGAGATTGACAGATCCAGATCTGTGATGATCAGGTTACATGCTGAGCATCTATAGTGATCTGGATGACCCGCTGGTCGATCCTCTGGGTGAAAATTGAGTTGTCCTGCGTCTCTTAGATTATCGTTTTTCATTTTCATCTCCTTTGGTTTGGAGCTCCGCCGTGGAAGAGTAACGTGCTCCTGAATGGCCGGAGCAAGCAGCATGAGCCATAGCGGGACAGAAGCAAACTAAGCACAGGAGTAGCCGGGCTTAGCCTCCAAGGTTAAGCTATTAGATTCTATTGACTGGCCCACTCTCCAATTTAGAGATTAGAGAGAAGAAAAGCTAACTCTCTTAACCTATCTTATCTAGTATCACTCCTAAGAGTAATAGCAGTAAGAATCAGTTAATCGAATTAGCTTTCACACTCTACCTAATAACATTACTTAGCCCTAGCTCTGGCGACTAGATAAGGACTTATGAATCTCGTATTCCTAGAACTAGTCTTTGGGCAAGCTAAGCATCAGCTAGCTAGGCGTAGAGTATGCCCCACACTATTGCACCTTGCCAGTGCTGCATTACAGTCCGATCTCTGCTAGTCTCTACCTTTGTTAGGGGTAGTACTGCGCGGCCATACCGTGCGGTTCGGTATCTTGCTAGTCACCTAGCAAGTTACAGTTGGGTTTCGGTATCGTGCCTACTAGGCTCCTCGCCTAGCATCTAGATCAGCACTGGTTTTAATCAGTGGCACTCCGGCCAACAAAAGTGTGATAGTATTAGTATTGCTACTAATAATCAGACTAGGGCTTTCGGTTGAGTGCTTAGCATCACTAGCACGACCAGCGTTCTACCAACTGCGCTGTCAGGCATCGACTATGGCAGGGAGTGTGCCATCATCATGCTTCGATGCAAAGTGTTGCAAATAGAGCTAGTTATCAGACCGTAGCGCATCACTACAATGCACGAAATGGTGCGCCACCCTGACCGATATCTGGGCTAAGTCTAATCATCACAACAATTCGCAAAGCGTATGATGATGCACTATATGGTCTGCTCTATGCTCTAAACATGTTTAACTCATTGATATATAACGAGTTAAACGATTGTTCAACGATCTGGCCAGGAGTATATAAGGTAGGCAGCAGAAGGCCATAGTCGAAAGGGTAGCGGAAAGGTGGATGGTCAGGGAGAAGGCCCCTCGCACAATTTTTTCTAATTTCATTTTCCCCCTAAATTTATTTTTATCTCCTATATTTTCTATATAACAGCTATATTAAAATCAACTATTTATATTAATTTCAAAATTTCACATATTAACTAATATCTCCTTCTTCCTCAGATACTTAGGCCATCAAGCAGAGCTAAGTATTAGAAATCCACAAACACGAGAACAGTAGAGTGTATCAAAGTATTAATGTATGAGTTAGTACATACATTATTACGATATAATATTAATTATATTACTCTACCCCCCTTACAAAGTGACTTATTATTTCTTATGTTATTCATATATAGCTGGTAAAGCTAGTAGAATCAACAATTAGATGAAAGAAATTTTTTATTGTTATGGAGTTGACATGAGAAAATATCTATACTAGTATCCATATTATGTACAAAAACTCTACAAAAATAACCAAGATTCCAGTCGTTTTCACCCTTGACCCGCGAGTAAAGCAAGCCATATGCCAGAAGGCAGCTGAGTTGGGCGAAGGGTGGTCAATGAGCAAGTTAGTCAATCAAACCCTGGCAGAGTATTTGCATGTGGATCTCACTCAGCCTAGTAATAAACTACCGTTAATCATGCTAGATGATTCTGTTATGGAGAAGATGACTATACAGCGACGTGATGGGGGATTAACTTGGGAGGAGATTTACTCTAAGTGGGGTGGGGATGATGATGAAAAGAGGGCACATATCTTAGCAGTAACCGCGAGGTACCCGGAGCTAGAATAGTTACAACAGTTTAGAGATTAATCATAGGCAGTCAAGAATAAAAGCTTGACACATAATAATTTATAGTGTAAGCTTGAAAAATGAAGAGTACTACGCAAGCCATATTCCTAATCCACCCAGATTTGAAAAAGAAGATAAAACAGATCGCGATGGACGCCGATATTTCAATGAATAAGCTCGTCGAAGGGGTTCTAGCCCAGGCATTCAACTGGACACCTCCTAATATTAAGCCTAAATTGGTCCTACATTCTGTAAATGTAGAGCATATTGTAGATAAGATATTTAACGCTGATGATGAGGATATTGACTTTGAAGAGATTGCTGAGGCCCCTGAGGTTGAGGCAGAACCTAGACCGATTGATGAAAATCATATTGAGCAGATGCCTGAATATCGGGAGAAAGGTCTATCCTGGGCTACACTTGAGCAGAGTATGATTGTTAACTGGGGATATACTAAGAAGGAATGGGAGAATATGAAGGAAGAAGCGATTAGGAGATGGCCTTTTATTGAGACTGATGAATTGTTGACGCAGTATCAAGCAGAGCAGAAGCTGGAGAAGGAAGCTAAGGAACAGGTTAGTTAATGTCAAGAGTAATTGAGATAATAGACGAAGGCCTTGCTCGTAAGAAGCAAAGAGAAGCAGCTGGCTTTCCTAGATCAACATTCAAATTCAAAGTGTTAGAAGATGCTTACTTAAAAGCTCAGCAAGAAGATGATGGATCAGAAATAATGACAGATACTAACCATCCGTACTTTGATTACTTCTATAATAAGTATCTTGACTCAACAGGTAATACTAGAGAGTTTGGATTTACTGGCCTCTTCTTACCTTGGTATGTTAACGAGAAGAAAGAAGGACATTCATTAATTGGCAAGATACTAAACAAAGGATCTCATCTAGAATAGTAAAGTAGTAAAGATAGAATTATGAGAGAAGGTTACTTCATTTTAATCTGTCCTTGCAATCACTCTCAATCTGAGCACGATTGTAAACCATTTGATGATTATCACGGATTAGATATAACACTAGCTCCGGCTAGACCTTGCACTAAGTGTAAATGTATTGACTTTGATTATCGTGGCTGCTTTAAAGCATTCATGGAAGGAACGCCACCAATAGGTGAGAAATTATCTTGGTTCTAAGTTCTAATCTAATCTAACTTAATGAGCTCATTAATGCCAGCAAACTCAGGTGATGCAATAGGACTGCTTCTCCAAGAATGGACTAACATCAACCCCATAACAGGAGCAATTCATAATCTAGCTAGATTCGCGCATATTGCTAATGATGAACTTTCTTCATTACGAAAATGCATTACATTAGGATGCTTCCACGGGATACTATTGCATACTAATGATGATCTTAGAGCATGTAAAGTTTTTGGTTGTAGATGTAATCGTTATAAAAGATAACAGAATAGTGATAAGAAATGAATGGCAAGAAATCCAGAGAGTCCACATACTAGATCCTATATAGACGCTAACGGCAAATACTGTAAGCGTTGTGATACCTATAAGCCTTGGAAGGATGAGAACGGTAGGAATAATTGGAGATATAGTAATAGAAAAGATGGTAAGAGAGTTCCTTGGTGGATATGCTCTAATTGCTGGCATGATGTTTGTAAGCTTAAAACTAGACAAAAAACTAACAGAGTCGAAATCCCAATAGCTCATGACAATAGTGGAGACATTAAACGTCTCCCACCAGGAGAATATGCAAGAAGACAAAGACAAAGACGGGCTGGAGATACCAGAGCAGATATCTCTGAGTCACTCGAATGATAATAATGCTGCTGATGCTATTGATGCTATTAGTATTAGCACAGGCTCAACTCCTCCACTTAGCCAAGCTCAGCTAAGAGCTAAGATTGATTCTCAAAAGGAATTAATAAAGGGGATGGAGAAGCATGATGCTATCCCGATTGACTGGCCTTTCTGTGACATGCCTACTGGCATCTACAAAGGAGTACTTAGCTGTCCTAGAGGAGCGTTGTTATCTAATGAAGCAGTCTGTCCTGAGACAGCGGCTTGGGCAGTCCAAGAAGATATGGATGATCCTAAGTCTAAGATTCGGTTTATCTGTAATAAGGACTTTACTTCGCTACCTCAACATCCTGTTGGGAAATTCTACAGAGTGTTTAAGCTTTCGGCCCGCAATTATCAAAACTTAGTTAAACGGAAAAAGGAGAATGATAAATAATGTCTACAGCATCTAGAAGAGTAGTGCTCCCCCTCCCACCATCAGGTAATGAGCTTATCGAGCAAGTCATCTCTGCTATTAGAGAGGATTTAAAGCAATTCTTCAGAGCTTCTTTGGCATATCCTAATGCTAATTTTAAGGTAAATTGGGCTGCAACCTTCTACTCCGTCCCATTTGAGTATCAGGGGCAGACCGCTATTAAGATCATCGCAGAAGGTCAAGAAGAAGCAGCATTAATCCAAGCAGGCCAAGAATCAGATATGCAAGCCTCTTCTCTCGAAATAGGCCTTCAATCTGGCTCAACCCCTCCTGCTGTTGTTAAGCAAGGTATAGTATCTCAACCTTCTCAACCATTAATAGCAGAATCAGCAGGCAGACGCGATCTTAATGCACGTTGCGGAGCAGGAGTAGATTTTCTAGCAGGACAACCTGTTATGCCTAATCTTGCTACTATGCAGGATGATAGTAAAGCGAGAGCAGAGGTAGCTAGGATTCTGTCTGATATCCCTAAATCTGACACAGGGGATGCTCCGTTAGCGGAGAATACTATTCTTACTGTTCCTGCTGCTACTACTGCTGCTAATAGTAAGGAGAAATAGAAGATGCCTGAGCTAATTCTGAACCTCCAATTCCTAGCATCTCTCTTCAGAGATATGCCACAAACGCGAGTAATCTATGTCCCATTAGATCCATTCACGCAGCTATGGATTCATCTACGCTCATCTAATTTAGTAGGCTTTACTTCTTCTGATGAAGAAGGACAGTTCATTCAGCTTGTGCTAGGGAGGGTTAGGCCGTTGATGGGGATGAAGATTATGAGTAGGGAAGATTTAACATTTGCATTTAATCGGCTTTATCCTAATCTTCCCGTTGATGAGAAAGAGGTTAAACAAGCTTATGTCCCTAGTAGATCAAGTATTGAAGAGATTTGAAGAGGATCGCCTTCTCAAATTATTAGAGCGTCAAGTCTCTGCCACCGAGCGGGTCGCTGATTCTCTAGAAGCATTATTGCCATCCCCCTTGACAACTCCAGGTTTTCAGAGTAATACTTTAAAGCCTCCATCTTCTGTGGATACTTTTAAAATCTATGGGGATAAGGAGGCTTTTATAGATGAGCAACGAGCTAGGAGGAAGCAAGCAGAGACAGAGGAGCTAACAGAAGAAGATGATTAGCAGTCTATCAATAGAATGCCCTAGATGCCACAACCTAGGACCACATTCAGCTAAGGAAGTTAAAGGGACTATTATAGGGATTATAAGGTTTCTACTACTTAGTATTATCTGCTGTGCCTGTGATAAGGAGTTTACTCTTAGTTATGATGAGAGCAAACTATCTACAGATATGGTTCTAAGATTGCATCCTTCTACTTAATATAGTTATGAGCCATGAGCGAAGATACTACTAACAACAGTAATAATAACAGCAATGTTATTCCTATTAATCCCTCTATTACTGTGCCTACTGCTAGTATTAGTAATGGTAACAGTAACAATCGCAAAAAGCTAAGAGAAGCCTCCTTCCCCAATCGAGCTATCTCCAAAATAAACGAGAACACTCCAGGCACTCTCGCATACGCCTTCGCCCAGCAATCAATGGATCATGCTACTGTTTATGCATTCCTTCTCCACATTCAAGATGAAGATCCTAGAGTAGTTTCCCTAATAGCTGATTACGATCTACAAACAACAGAAGATAAGTTCAGCATCAACATCTGGGATAAACTCTGCAAGAAGCATAAGATCCCAGTTGATAAACTCTATGGTAAACTAGCAGCAGCTGCGTTTAAAATGGCTAGATCAATGAGCTTTATGACCTTAGCAAAGCATGAGAATCAGATCATGGAGAGATTAGCTGTTCATGCTAAGCGAGAAGAGAATATAGAGCATACTAAGCTTTACACAGAAGTAGCGGGATTAACTGGCAGACAAAGTAATGGGAATGGGGTGAATATACAGTTTAACCAACAGAATAATGATCACTCTTCTAAGCAGATAGTATTTGGATTGCCTCCATTAGAGGAGACTTTAAAGAATCCTGTTAAGCAGGTTAGAGAGGCACAAGCGTTGATGCTGGAAGATGGAAATGGGAAGACGGAGTTTATAACTGCAGAAGAGATTGTTAATGATAAAGGAGAGATTGAGTATGTTGAAGCTGAACAGAAGAGAGATACTTAGACTTCTTGGTATTGCTGGTATTGCAGCTGCACTGCCATCAGTTGCCCTTACTCCTCATAAAGGAGAACCTAAGAAAATTATCTTACCCAATGTGACAGATAATATTTATGGCTCTGTTATAGACTATCCTGAGAATACAATAGAGCGATTCCCCGTTCGTTATCAGCTAGTAAAGATAGAGAAACCTTACAGGAAATATAGAATAGCTAAGGATAGTCCTGTCTTCTGGAAGGATAAGGCTAACTTTATAGCTACCCCTAAAATACCTAATCCATTCCACCCTTCTATGATTGCAGGTATCTTCCTAAATGATTATGCTATCAACGGGGATGCTTACTGGATTCAAGTGTCTCTTGATGCTAATTATGTTAAAGATGCCTCAGCGATTAGTAAAGAGAAGGCTAAGCTTCTACACTTAGCTAGTAGAAGGAGATCATTATGATTAATCGAAGGAAACTACTTAAGCTAATTGGTGCTGGATCAATCGGAGCTACTTTAGGATCTCTTATGAAGGTCCAAGCTTCTGCTAATAACGTTAAAGAGCTAGCTATTAAGCCTCAACCGCTTTATGGTGTAACAGCAGAAAGGTATAGAGACTTCCTTTACTTCTGGACTGGATGGAAGCCTAACTACGATAGTAATAGACTAGTCGGTCAATGGTTAGCTTACAAGCCATCTCATACCAGAGAAGGAGGATATGATGATAAGATGGTTAGGATCTTCTCATCTATCCCTGGGTATAGTGGTCAATACCATTCAGGAGATCATTTCAACATTGCTGTTCAACCTCATCAGGTCTTCATCTCTCATGAGACTCTTGACTCTATTAAAGAGTTCGAGAAGCAGAAGGCTTATGATATTCTAATAATGGAGATTGATCACTTCTATAATCCTGTTACGGGATTCTTCAAATATACTACCAGAGAAAAATATGATCGTAGATCTTTTCTAATAGAAACTGAAGTCTCAGTACAACAGAAGATAGCTAGATCTCTAACAGATGGTTCAGCTAGATATCTCTTTCCTAAAGAATTAGGCTATTAAATATGACTAGAAGTATAGTAAGAAAGCGATTGCTTAAAGCTAGTCCTGTGCGAAGAATTATTGTAGATGTTATTCAACGTCCACAATGTAATCATGGCTGTGGTAATCGTTATACAATCGACTCACATAAGACTGCTCATAAATGTGTACTGAATAGAAGTCATAAAGGTAGATGTATATTTGGATGTGAGGTTAGATTTATGGCTAGAACAGAGATTACTACTAGGTTATCATTAGCTAGCTAATGTACCACCCCCAAATCATCCAACGAAATCTCGAAATAGCGCAGTCCTCAATCCAATTTGAGTTACAGCGTTACCCTTTCGATTACATCCGTACCTGCTCCTCTTTACTAACAGATCTAATTAATAAAGATCTCTGGAGGGATCGAGGCAAACTAGAACTATCTCGCCCTCTTCAAAAGGACGAACTCCAATTCATCCAGAATGAGAGGCTTCTCTGCACGTTTGATTACCTTCACTATGCTCGCAACTACTGCAAGATCTTACATTGGAATTCAAAAGGATTAGATTATTACCAACCTAACATAGCTCAACTCATCATCAACGATGTTCGTGCTGAGATGGAGCTAAAGGGAATAGGTATCTTCATCCAAGAGTTGAAAACGCGACAGGTGGGTGCCTGCCTTTCTCCTGATACATTAGTACTAACAGCTAAATTGGAATGGAAAAGAATAGATGATTTAATAGTAGGAGAAGAAATAATAGCAGCTGATGAAGGCTCAATAGGTAAGGTAGCTGGTAGAAAGTTAAGAACTGCTACAGTCTTGGCTAAGTTTGATGTAACTGAACCAACATATAAAATTACTATGGAGAATGGAGCAACACTTATTGCTACTGCTGACCATAGATTTTTATGTAAGATGAGAACAAAAGGCAATAGAATTGCTCCGGGAACAGAATGGAGAAAGGTTAATAACTTTCAGCTTGGTGATGCTATTAGGCATGTATCAGATCCTTGGGAAGAATCAACATTTGAAGATGGTTGGATGAGTGGAATACTAGATGGAGAAGGAAGCTATAGATGGTCAACAAGTAATGGTGAATATAGGAAAGGGGTGGAAGTTACTGTTACACAAACTCCCGGATTAGTACTTGATAGGATTATTAAATATTTTGCTGATAGAAATTATAATTATCGAGTAACTATTGATAATAGAGAGGCTGGAGTTAATAGTAAACTTGGTAGTAAACCTGTTGCCAAGGTTCATCTCCAAAGGATAAATGAGTTATTCCGATTAATGGGACAAACCAGACCCTCTCGCTTTATTGATGCTCGTTGGTGGGAAGGAAAAGGACTTCCAGGAAAAGGTCATGGAGCTAAAGATGCTTGGACTAAGATAATTAATATAGAGAAATTAGAAGTCCATCAACGAATGGTTGATCTTCAAACCACTACTGGAACTTATATAGCTAACGGCTTCGTTTCTCATAACTCAACAGACGATCAAGTATGTATGTCTCATCGTGCCCTCTTCTATGAAGGCACTCGTGGCATGACTGTTTCATCCAAAGAGGATAAGACTCGTGAATTAGCTTCTAAGATGGGTACAGTAATAGATAATCTCCCTTGGTATCTTCTTCCTACTATTCAAAAACATAATGATAAGGGACAATTACTAGAAGAAAAAGCTTATAAGATTTATGATTCAGGTGAAGTTTACTATGAAGCTCCATTAATGAACTCTCGTGTTCGTCTTCAATTTGGAACTCAAACAGGAGGTATTGGTAGAGGTGAGACTCCTGATACGTTCCACGGTACTGAAATTCCAGACTGGACTGATCCTAAGGAGGATATTCAGAATTCATTGATGAAGTCAATTCATAATGATCCTAGACTCTTCTTCGTTCTAGAATCAACAGGTAAATATGTAGATGATTACTGGCATCAACTTTGGCAGGATTCTATCCAATATTACTTTAGAGGTGAGTCTCGCTTCTATCCTATCTTCTTAGCATGGTATGCAGCCTCTGATATCTATCCTACTAGGGCTGATGTTCGTGCTTATATGCCTTCTGATTTCAAGCCATCAGAAGAGACTGAGAAAGTTGCCATTAAGTGCCAGAATGATGTTAAGTATCATAATGATCTACTTCGTAAATATCTTGGTGCAGATTGGAAGATGTCATTAGAACAGAAATGGTTTTATGAATGGGATAAGAACCAAGCGCGTAGAGAAAAGAGACTAGCAACTTGGTTGTGCGAAATGCCCTCTTCATCAGTAGAAGCATTTGCCATTAGAGGAAGCGGAATGTTTGATGCTGAGTTTATCGAACAACTGCGAGAGAGAAGCAGTATCCCTGATTATATCTTTGGTGTAGCAGACGCTAAGTCATTAATCCCATTCCGTAATCAATTCCTAACATCAGAAGTAGACTCTTCTCTCTCAACTATCCCCTTGACATTTAAATGGTCTAATAATAATCTCTATCATAACCAATATACTCTCTATCCTTTAAAGCTAAGAGACTATTCCCCAATGAGTTTAGCTGGCAGATTGCTAGTATGGGAACTACCAGATGAGAATGAAGAATATGAAATAGGAGAAGATTGCGGAGATGGTGTTCAGCAAGACTTTACCTGCATCTATGTCATGCGCAAAGGAGACTACATGGCTGGGACGCTTGATAAGATCGTTGCGGCATTCTACTCTAATGAAATATCTGCTGCTGAATCCCTCCCCTTCTTACAAGCTATCTCTCAACTTTATGTTACTGTGCGCAACAATCAATACCAACAGCCTAAACTAGTAATAGAACGGCCTAAGGGAGGTGCAGCACTCATCCAAGAGATGATCAAAGCCGGCTGGAAGAATTTCTTCACTAATCGTAATCTTGCTATCCGGCAATATAAAGATCCTTCTGAGCAATTAGGATGGGAGCCTAATCAGCAGCAACGAGATGCTTTACTATCTGAATGGCTTAGAGCTATTAGAGATTTTGAAGTAGAGATCCCCTGTCAGTTCGTTATTAACCAGCTTGCTACTTTCGGTTATAATATAACTCGTAGAAAGATTGAAGCATTAGCGGGGCATCACGATGATGCAATCTTTGCTCCAGGAATGGCTTGGTTCTCTATCAACTCCTTTAATCTTAAAGGTAAAGGTGATAGTGCAGAAAGAAGAAGAGAGCAGAAAAGATTAGCAGCTATTACTCAACAGCAGCAGTATATCTACACAGCTGGTGATCGTGCGCGTCCGGTTGCTGCTTCTAAATCTTATTCTTATTGGAATACTAAGGAATAATGAATAATGAACGATAAAGAATATAACACCCAAAAGAAACGTATTAAGCATCTAATAGATAAATGGGTTCCCTGTCTAGGACTACGCTGGTGGGCATTCACAGTAGCATACGAGCGAGGAGAATTAGCCTCCCATCGTGCTAACTTTAACTGCCTTGCCTTCACCTCTACAGCATGGGAGTATCTAGATGGAAAGATAACCTTCTCATTATCAGCAGTAGCTAATCAAACAGATGATGAGCTAGAGATGGTATTCGTGCATGAATGTTGTCATATATTAGTGAATGAGATGAGGAATTGGGAGAGTCGAGATCTAACTCCTGAACAGCAAAGAGATTATCTTAACCATGAAGAGAGAGTTGTTACTATGCTAGCTAAGGCATTTATCTGGACGAGAGAGGCTGGAGAAGGAGTATTAGGAGCTAGAAGGAAGAAGTCTAGATTAGCTACGAAAAAGAGCATGAAAAAATAATCCTTGACTTTCCCTTCTCATTACTATAAGAGGTTTAATGTATGAGTTTACTTACTCCAGAACAACTCCTAGAATTATCTCTACCTTCTACTAATGTAGAAGGTGTAGAGCTTATTGGTATTGGGGATGAAGATGAAGATGACATAGAGGAACAAGCAGCTACGGTAGAAGCAGCAGAAGGCCTAGAAGTATCAATAGAAGATCTCTTAGAGGAAGTTCTAGATAAACCCTATGATCAACAGTCTGAGCATGAACGAAAGCTCCAATCTCTTTACAAGTACCACCCTTACTATCTTGGCATTAGGGACCGTATCAGAGAAGCTGCCCTCCTCGGTAAACTAATAGAGAGTGGAGACGTAGTAGCTTGCCCTACTTGTGGAGATATCTACCGTATAGGAGAGTGGCCTCTCTGCGGCACCTCTAAGGCTAATGATCGGCATGGTCATGTTATTAAGCGTAATGCTAAGTCCGATACCTGTACGACTTACTTTATTAACCAGCATACAGGGAAAGTATGGATTCCTGGTAATAATAAGCATGATCCTAGGGATAAGTTCGGTAGGCCTATTAAGGGATATGTTAAGTATGAGGTTCGTACCTTCTCTGATAGAGATAAATTCTATAAGCTAATGGATGGAATGGCTAAGAAGGAATATTATGGGAGACTAGAAAGAGAACAAAAGATGTTTGACCCCCTTCTTGCTGAGAATAGAAAGCAAGCTCGCCATGATATAATGGCTACAGAGGCTAAGTCACCTGAGGCCAGCTACGGAAGAGAGATGCTTGCTAGGTCTATGCAAAGGACAGAGGATGCTGCTCATGCTAAATTAAAGTATGAGCCTAATACAGCATTAGACAGTTGGGAGATGAACGAAGGTAATAGAAAAGATGGACCTGATCCTACTTTTGATGTTAACGTTCGTCAAGATATAGTTCAGCCCATTCTGCAAGAACGACATAAGAAGTTAGTTGGTAAAGGTGTTGGTAGGAAAAAGGTAGCTTAATATAAATGTCCCATCCCTCTTACTTCTCTTATAAAGTACCTCCACCGATCTATGGTTATGATACTCAGAACATCTTAACCACTCAATCAGCAGGTGGTTATCGCTCCCCTCTCTCTATAATAAAGGGACAAGATCCAGAACAACGTGAACGCGATCTATTAAACTGGCTCCAACGTACCTACCGAGAGGGCTTAACCACTCTAACATCAGAGCCAGCTTGGAAGCACATCCAACGCTCCATCGACTATATCTACCGACAAAAGCAAGAAGAAGTCTCATCTCTTACCTCTTCCCTATCAATCCCCCAAGTTAAGCATGACATTACTGAGATAGTAGCAACCTATGCTAATGTTCGACCCATTCCTGATTTCCAATGCCCTTCTGGTGCTGATCTAGAATCCCAACAGCGCATCCTCAACGATCTCTATATAGACTGGCATATCACTAATGATGCTGATCGCTGGTATCGTACTGGAATGCAGAATGGTGCTGTTAAAGGAACAGGATGGCTTTCTCCTAGATGGACTAAGACTAATCTTGGCGTTTCTGGAGAAGGCAGAATCGTTATTGATAATTACGATCATAAAGAAGTAGTGCCAATCCAATTAGGAAAAGATAGAGATATCCAGAATGCTTACGGTATCCACATAGTCAACACAGATACTCCAATAGCTCGTGCTCATGCTATGTTTCCTGATTATCAGGATAAACTTTCTCCCGACCGTGCAGTCCCACAAGCAGTTAAAAAGGTAGCTAAGCGGTTAGGTAGGATAGGGTCAGTAGCATTAGGTATGTTCGGGCCATCTGGTAAGATCATAGATGATGGTGCTACATCTGCTCCTTGCGTTGACATCTTTCACTCCTATATTAAGGATCAAGCTATTAACGAGACTGGATCTACTATGCTGATAGGAGGTGGTGCACCATTCTACCAGAATAATTCTTGGGCTTATTACGTTCCTTCTTATCTTACTACTTCAGGAGATATTAATAGAGTTCAGTTAGAAAGAGCATATCAAGACCCTAAGACCCAGCAATGGATTACTGATCGGCCTATTACTAAAGAGGAGTGCAGAATCTATCCGCGTGGCCGCTTGATAATCTGGACTCGTTCCGTAATCCTTTCAGACGGACCTAACCCTTACTGGCATGGTCGATTTCCGGTAGCTAAGATCTGCTTTGACGAATGGCCTGATACTTTCTTAGGCTTTCCTCTCACTCTCGGTCCTATTGATATTGAGCAGACCTGTAATAGACTAATCCGTTGTATAGAAGACTCATCACTAGCTCGTCTCAACCCCCCTATGCAGTCAGATGATGCGGTTGATGAGAATCTAGCTGAGAAAATTATCCCTAAAATCCCTGGGCAGAAGTGGAGAATCAATTCTCTACTAGGAACAGGAGTATCATTCCCCTTTCCATTTGAGTTCTACAACGTCCCAGACTTTATCCCTAAGTTCATAGACTTCCTCTATACTAAATCTAAGCAGATACTAGGACTAGAAGATGTTCAAGCATTAGCAATGGCTAGACAAACACCTGCTGCCGATACTCTCCAAAAAATGATGGAGATGATGGGACCTATAGTAGAGGATCGTAGCCGAGCAATAGAAGTAGCAATTAAAGAGATAGGAGAGCAGTTAAAATCCCACTTCTTCCAATTCTATACGTTTGAGAAGAGAGTTAGAATACTAGGTCCTGACGGGATATCTAAGGAAGATATTGACTTCGACCCTCTATCATTAGTACCTGACTCTCTCCCCGGGAAGACTAGAGCGGAAAAAGCTATTCTGCATATGAAGAAGTTCAAATTCTTAGTTTCTCCTAGATCATTGCATGAGATTAACTCTTTAAGTAGAAAGATGCTTTACTTGCAATTACAACGCGGAGGATTTCCAATAGACTCTCAAACGGTAGGAGAAGCTTGCGATATTCCTAAGCTTGGCAAGATCGAAGGTGATACTGTTTTTGAGAAGTTTGTTAATGAGCAGATCGAAAAGGTGCGTGTGGGGATTATGCTACAGAAGGAGCAAGCAGAAGCTGTACCTTCTAATACTAATCCTCAGCTACCAGAGGGTGCCCTTAATGCTCTTAGCTCTTTGCTAAATGGGATTAACCCAAATGGGCATCCTGGTCCTGGTCAACCCTCTTCTGGGCAGCAACCACCTCAGCAGGTTTTCAAGGACCAAGGAACTAGATCGACTATGAGCGAATCGGGCAGGTAGAAAGACAGGAAAAAATAATGCTTGACATATTCCTGATAGCTCTGTTAAGCATCTATTGTAGACTGTAGAGTAAAAGCTACATCCATATCGCGATATCCCTGATAGCTCTGTAAAATAGGAAAATCAAAGAAATGCCAATGCCAATGCCTCCACCACCGCCACAAATGGGCCAGCAAGGTGGAATGGGAATGATGCAACCTCCTCCTTCTTATGGTGGACAGTCTGCTATGCAGGCCCAGCCAACAGGACAAGAGCAGGCTAGTGATCCTAAGGTAATCTTAGCAGCGGTCTTCTCTAAAATCCTGGATCTAATGGATGCAGTTAACACTCAGTTCCCTGGAGGGGAAGATAAGATATCTCAAGGAGTGCAGATGATAGGTAATGCGTTCCAAGAGAAGATCTCTCGCATGGGTAGTCCTGAACCACCTGGGCCTCCTAATGTTGCTTAGCTTAGCTTAGCAATATTGGTGAGGAAAGTAGTTCTATTAGCTACTCTTTAGTTTCTAGTTTCCATTTTATAAACAATTCCAACAAGGATCTCTGGAACCTTTCCACCAAGAAAGGAAGGAGATCCTAAGGAGACAAAACAAAGAATATGCCATTCGACCACAAACAGCACTTCATTAACTTTGTCAATAGCTTAGTAGCATCAGGCAAAGTTACTCAAGCTAAAGCTCAAGAGCTACTAACCCTAGCTGATTCTGATGCAGCATTACTAACAGCCCTAGCTGAAGGTAATCTAGCTCAGAGCGAACTTAATCGCCAGCTAGATGCAACCCGTTCTCTAGAGACTCAGCTTAGAGACAACTATGGCAAATGGAATAACCATATTGCTACCGTAGATGCTACACTTAGACAGTCTGAGCAAGAGAGATTAGCTTCAGAGCGTAGAGCAGCAGCTGCTGAAACTGCTATTCGGGCATTAGTGTCTCAGTACAATATTCCTGAGGAAGAAGCTAGGCAGCTTTACAATGCTGAGTCCTACAGAGCTAATCCTAACTCTAATCCTAACTTTAACGTTAACCCTAATCCGCAACAACCCAACCAACCACGTCAACCACAGCAAGATCTTAATGCCCCGCAATATGTCAAGGCTGAAGATCTCTACGGCTTAGTTAAAGATATAGCTCGTAAAGATGAGCTAGCTGCTCGACACTTCGATCTAACAGGTAAACCCTGGAATTCTTCTAAGGCCCTTAACTATATAGAAGAACAAGCTAAGCAGGGTAGGCCCGTTAGTTTAGAAGAAGCATGGAGGATTACAGAATCAGTAGATGCTCTTGAAGCAACTGCACTAGCTACAGCTAAAACAGCAGAACGCGCTGCACTCCGCACAGAGATTGAGGCAGAAATGGCAGCAGAACGGAACTCACTTCCAAACGACCCTAACCCTAGTTTCGTTGATGCTCGTATCTCTCAAGTCTTTGAACAGGATGCAGATGGTAAGCCTACTGAGCAAGCAGGCCATTATGGTAGGACTAGAGCGGCGCAAGCTGCGTTAGCTAGATTGCAGGACGCTCGTAGGAGAGGGCAACCCTCGCCTTATGATGAGCAGAGAGTTTCTTAATCTTCTTAGCTAGCTTAGAGTTAAGAAAAGTATCAACAACAAAAGGGAAAAGGGTCGAGGAGTTTAATCAAACATGAGTACGACTGAACAATTAGTAGATGATCTTAATGCGGTCACGACCTTCGAGACGCATCCACGCGTACTGCGTGATGTGTTCTTCAAAGGTAATCCGCATTTAGCTTACTACCGAGATCATTGTCTTGTCCCTTTTCTTGGAGGTACTTTCTCTAAATCTATCTTCCGCTATGCCCCGCATACAGTAGGTGCATACGGTCGCGGTGCTGAATTCGACGTTTCCAAGCGTCAAACTCTTGGTGAGATGCGCTTTGAACCTCGTTTCTACTTCGGCAATATCACTGAGTACATGGAAGACGTACGGGTTATCAATAGAGGTGATCCTAAGATTATTGATCTCGTAGATGCTGACTTTGATGGTGTTATGAAATCTATTAACACTCTTGTCGCGTTAGATATCAACAATCATGGCCAGAACGTAGGAACTAATCGCCTTATCTCTGTTAATGGCATCCTAGAAGCTCTCTCTGATGGAGTCAGTCAAGGGATTGACGGCAACACCTTCACTACCTATGGTAATGCCACTCGCAATACTGTATATGGTGCTGTGCTTAATAGCATTCCTAGATATTTCGGTAGTGGTGCAGCAGCAGGGCCAGTTAACTACAATACGTTAGAAGAGATGCACGCTGATTGCTGCTTCGATGGGGAGGAGCCTGACCTTATTAGAGGTAATCTGGCAGTCTTTACCTATATGAAGCAGAAGATTCAACTTATGCAGCGCATCACGCAGGAGAGAGATCCTATTTGGGGAGCTACTGGCTTCAAATTCAATAGCTGCATGGTTCTTGCTGATCGTTACTTCTGGTCTAGACGCTACGGTTCTAGCGATCCTATCTTAGGTAGCTGGTTGACAGCAGCACAAACCATCTCAGGAACTCCTGATCCTTTGTCAGGTCTTCCAGCTTCAGGTACTTATGATCCTTACGAGGCACTCATAATGGAGAACACGCGAGGTACTGAGCTTCGCATCACAGACGATGAACTTTACGGATTTGGCTTTACCGGGTTCAAGCCTGGAGTAGCTAATACTATCGTCTCTGGGCAGGTACTGGCTGAGTTGAATATGGAGACCCGTGATGCTCGTCTCTCAAAACAGGGTTTTGGTATATCTAGTTAGTGAAAGGAGGTTAATCAGAAACAATGAATAGACACACCCAAGCTCGCATTTCGACTGGTTTTCTAAACACTGTGGATGATGTTCTTCCTGGAACTATCGTCCAAAACAACACAGGCGTTCCTCAGTACCCAGGATTGCTAGGTGCTAAGTATCGCTTTGATCGTCTAGCAGTAGCTAAGCACTGGAAAACCTCTGGTACAGGTTCTTCTGCTGCTCCTGTCGTAGATCTAGAAGTTCAATACGTTCAAATGGCATCAGATGCAGCTGTTACTCCCGCTCGTGGAGTACTCTGCTACTGGAAGGATAAGGCTAATTTCATCGTTAGTACTACTGATACAGCGGGTTATCGTTTCGCGGGTGTCTTGCTAGGAACGATGACTGTTGCTCAGTACTGCTATATCGCTAAGGTAGGCGAAGTAGCTATGAAGTTCAAGTCCTCAACTACCAAAGTTACCCCTGCTGTTGGTGATACCGCAGTAGGTGTTTCCGGTAATGCAGGACTAGCAGACGTTCTAGCTGATGCTACTGCTCAAACCTATGGTACTGATGAGACTAATCTCAGACTAGGTACTCTAACATCTGTCGTTGCTACTCAAATAGCAACAGTAGCTATCAACGTTATCGACTAAAGGAGGTTTAACTACCTAATGGGAAATGTAGCATTAGCTCTAGCTAACCTCTTTGGATCTGGTGGCTCCATCGAAAGGTGGGGCCAATCCAACGTTGTAGCTAGGCAGATAACAATGTCTTCTTCTTATGCTACTGGTGGTGATTCAGTGCCATTAGCATTACTGGGACTAACCAAAGTAGGCTTTGGCTTCTTTGTTGGTTATCCAGCAGCACCAACAGTAGACTTTATCCTGCGATTCATTCAAGGGGCAACTCCTAAGGTAATGGCCTTTCGCACAGGTGGGGCAGGGGCAGTTAACTATGCTCAAGGAGATATCAAGGGGTCTGTTACAGTTGATGTTCCTATAGCTTCTGGCTCACTCCCAACGAACGGCCAGTTACTATCAACTCTAGCAGCTGCTAACAACACTACTGCTTTCACTATAGCTCTACAGCCAGATATCGCACGTAACGTAGGTGTCTCGTTAAAGAACTTAGTAGCAGGTGCTTCTACTGGTAATGCTGCTTCTTACGTTATAGTAGGCACCTTTAGAGGTGCAGCACAAACAGAAACTATTACCTTCTCTGCTCTTGAGCTAACATCAACAGCACAGAATGAAGTAGCTACTAAATATGGGTCTAAGCCTTTCGATAGCATTACGTCAGTAACGCCATCGGCAGCACAGCCTGCTTCCTGGTCGCACGCATTAGGACCAGGCAGTAAGCTAGGGTTGCCAGTAGATCCTACTAATAATCTTGAAGCAGATATTATCCATCTGTTCAAGAACGCTGCTGATCTTGCTAAGACTGGATTGTACTCTACTGCAAACAAAACCGTTAACTTTGGTACGTTAGCTGATGGTGATGATATCGCGGTTGAGTATAATGCTGGGGCAGGGAGTGGGTTAGAGGTAGCTTCTACTACTGATCTTTCCTCGGTAAGCCAGAACTGGATCTTTGTCGGAGAATAGTCTGCTTGCTAGGAAGCTTAGGGAAAAAGAGAGCTTAGAAAATGTCTTCATTCCGTGATTACTACAAATCGCTCTGTGGAGACGTTCCTAAGCTCTCTGAACCTAAGGCTAAGATCATCATCAATGATGCACTACAGCAGATCTTTGACAGTTATCTTTGGCATTTCTTAATCGCCCAAGATTACATCATCGTTCCTAACCAAGTCATCTTAGGTACTGTTGCTGTTACTCGCGGTCTAGCAACTGTTACGCCTAACGCAACCTCTAAAGCTATATTAGATAGCTTTGGTCTGCTCCCTCCACTCACAGATTGTCAGCTTAGAATCACTGGAAGGGGCTCATTAGGGGGCCAACCTTATGAGATCGTAGGTTATGACTCATCTCTACCTACAGATAACCTAACTTTAAGTCGTTCCTATCTAGGGGCTACTAATCCTACTGCATCCTACAGCATCTACCGAGCCTACTTCAGTCCCCCTCTTTCTAGTGATCTAGCTGGCAATCCCTTTCTAGACTTTGTGCGCTTCAAGGTGATCCATAATCGTGAGATAGGCTTTCGTCCTATGCAGCTAACCTCACAGAAATGGATTAACGATACTGATCCTCTTCGTTCTTCCCCAGGAGATCCTTATCGTTATGCTCCTTTCCGTACCCGTGATAGGATATTTGACACTTCCTCAGGAACCTATCTAAGAGACGATACTCCTTTATTTGAGTTCTGGCCTTACCCGGTAGCCCAGAGAAACTTTTTCTGTGTATGGCAGCGTAGAGGATCTCAATTAGTAGCTGATGAAGATACTATCCCTTCGCCATTAACACAAAATCTATTAATGACCTTAGCTAGATACCTAGCTTATGAGTGGGCAGATAGTAATAAAGGGCAGCATAAGGAATTAACTAATGTAAACTGGAGCAGGAAGAGATCAGAGATAATGGACCCTCGATCAAGAGGAAGCTTTAATATACTGCTTGGACAAGCAATTAAATTAGACAGAGAGATTTTCCTTGCATCTGATATTGGAAACTATTACTATGATATTTATGGCAGAGGCTTCCCTGGTGGGGATTGGTACAAGAGTCATGCCATCAGCGGTGGCTACTCTGTTCTCTAATATTCAGTCAGTCAGGGGTAAAAGCAAATGGGTAACTGGGTAATTGTCATTCAAGGTGTTGGTCAGCATCATAACGGTGAGAATGGTGCTGATGCTAATAATATGGCTCGCAACTTTATGAAAGAACTAACAGAAGCGGGACATGCTATTGATCATGCTTCTATTACTTATGGTGGTAGAGATCTTCTGTCACTATCAGAAGATAATACTAATGCCCCTTCTTCCACGGTTATTGTAGAGGAAGAAGATAAGGCTAAGGTTACTACTTCATTGGTTGTAGATAGAAAGAAAAAAGAAGAAGGAAGGTAAATAAAAATGGCAGAAGGTAAAATCGTCAACGTAGGCAAGGATCATGGAACCTTTCCTATCGCTAAAACATCATCTCAGGCTACCTCTGATTCTATTATGGGAATGCGCGGCCCCTCTGCTGGAGGAGGTAGCTCTAGTCTTGGCGCAAGTACTGTGCAGGTGCATACTCCTCCTAAGGTAGGTGGAGGGGGAGGTATAGTAAACACAGGGCACCTTGATCCTGGCGCTAAGCCGATTAAGTAGATAGTGGCAAATAGCTAGTAGGAGCGAATAAATGCTGCGTAGATTATTCTTAGCAATCATCCTAGTATTGCTATCTAGTATCTCTTTGTTTGCAAAAACGAAGATACAGGGGATTGCCTCATTAGGTGGGCAAGTAGTTATTACCTCTGGCATAGCTTCTACCACTAAAGTAGTTAAGTCTTTTCCCTCTTGCACGGTCACAGTATTCTTAACAGGTACCTCTACTCTAGCAACTATATACTCAGATGATGCTGGTACACCTAAGGCTAATCCCTTCACAGCAGGTGCGGATGCATCATTCGCTTTTTATGTGGATTCTGGCAGATTTGATGTTAGATTCTCTAATATTCCTTCACCATTCACCTTAGGAGATATCCTAGCAGGTCCTACTGTCTTTATGCCATCATGCTCTGGCACAGACGATACAACAGCATTCTCTTCTCTCATCTCTCAAATAGGCTCTACCCCTGCAACTATTAAGCTTCCTTACTTAGGTAGTAGTAGATGCGCGGTATCTAATCTCACTATACCGTTTAATATAACTCTATCTAATAGAGATGGAGGGTCTGGGATTAAGGTCATAACTGGGCAGACTCTAACAGTTAATCGCGTTGATAATGCTGACGGTACGCAGATCTTCTATAACGCTACAGCGGGGTTAGGTACAGTTAAAACAGGCTTAGTGTCAGGTACTAGTCCTGGAGCTTGCTGTGGTAGAATAACTCCTTATTGGTGGGGAGCAGTAGGAGATAATACTAATAATGACTATCCCGCTCTCCAAGCAATGTCTTACTTTTCATTAGGCCAGCCTACAGTAGAGCATGGTGATGCTTCTGCTGGTAATGTGCCTATCTATCTACCTCCAGGATTCTATAATATAGGTGCAAATATTTGGTCAATTAAAAATGCAGTAGCTATTGATCTAAGAGGTGCTGGTAGACAATCTACCCGCGTTATTGGTACTGCTGCTTCTGTCCTTCGCATAGATGGATTATGGTATTCTCACTTTGAAGGATTTGCATTACAAAAAGACAGTACTGTAGCAGGTGCCATCTTTGACATAGATGGTAATGTTCCCTTACATGCTTATACTACTCGCAGTAACCAACAAAACACCTTCGTTGATCTGCAAATAAGTGGGGCTAGTGGCACCGCTGCTGATACAATAGGAGTTGGGCAGAATATTAACGGTGGCAGTAGTGCGCAAGGAGAGAATCTCTGGATCAATCCTAACATTAGTAGTGTTCGTACAGCCTTCTACAACAATGGCTTTAACGCAATCGTCAACACCATAATTCGTGGCGATATGCAAGACTTTGTTAATGGCATCTACTCAGTAGCAGGCTGGGTTAACGTCTTTGGTACTTCATTTGAATCAACTCATCCCTATTATCAAGCTACTGAAGGAGGGTTTGATATTAAGATCGGCTCTGCTGGTGTGCTTGATAAGCCTATTATAGAAGGGGTTCGTACTGAATCCTTTCAATTCTTCCAAGGAGGAAGTACTCAACCTGCTACTATCCAGAACGTAGTGCAGCAATATGGAGGGACTATTCTATGGGGACCAGCTAAGGCTATCGCTTTACATGATGTTCTAATCAAAGATGTAGCAACTGCTGGACAGAATACAGTTAATCATGCCTTTCAAGCCTCAGTAGCAGGTACTACGCGCACTGGCTTTACTAGCCAGACTGCTGATATATTTGGTGCTTCTACTATCGGTAATACTACCTTCACCGCCTCTGTTAATCAGTTCGCAGGTAATAATCTTTATATTGACAGCGGCACAGGAGCAGGACAAGTGCGCGTAGTAGATACTAATACTTCTACTACTTTGCATGTAACTGTTCCTTGGAGCGTAGTACCTGATGCTACTTCTGTCTTCTCAACTTTCTTAGAACCAACTTGGACCGCTACTGGCTCTTTATCTGATGGCTCTGTTACTTGGGCTGAGATGCCATTTAAAGTAGTAGACACTACTTCTATTAGTGGGACAGTGCCTAATACTATTGCTGTTATCAACTGTTCGTTTGGATTTGGTAGCGGACTTCAAGGGATCGCCCCAGTCTCAATAGGTGGATGGAATTATTATGATATAATCTCTGCCACTTTTACCTCTGCTTTTGCATTCCAACGGTCTGATTGGCAATGGCCTAGACGTTATCTTGGAATGGATACTACCTCAGCGGGCTATTCTCTAACTCTGAATGATGCCCCTATCGGACAGGTTGCTATTGTTAAGCATGAAGTTAGTGCCAATACTGCTACGCTAGCTGGGGGAACAGCTACTATAGATGGTGTTGCTTCTCTCACAATACCTCTTAACGGAGTAGTGCAATTACTATGTACTGCCAATAATGTTTGGAAGATAACTGCTAATAACTATGGTGCTGATGCTACTACTCTTAACGGAGCTTCGTTCGCTGCCCCTGGCACAATCGGTGGCACTACTCCAGGTGCTGCTACTTTCACTACTTTAATTGCTAATACTTCTCTAGCTATTAATGGGGGGACTGCGTTAACTACTACTAATAGAACAGGCACAGGTAATCTAGTATTAGCTACTTCTCCATCTCTAACTACTCCTGATATAGGAGCAGCATTAGGCACGTCATTATCAGCTACTTCCTTCCTAAAGGTTAACAACACAGGAAAGCTAACAGTCTCCCCTAAAACGAATGATGTTTACTCAAACGCTATGACTATTGATGTTTCTATCTCTCATCACGTTATAGCTGTCTCTAATACTACATCAGCTACTTCTACTTGGACTCCTTCTACTGCTGGCAGTGCAGGGGATATGCTTTACTTAACAACAGTAGCTGATGGGACTGGGACTGTTACTGTTACTTTCGCAGCTACTTTTCACTCATCGGGAACGCAGGCTACTACTCTTTCTAGATTTAGTACTATCGCGTTCGTTTCTGACGGGGTGAGGTGGGTCGAGCTATATCGCACTACAGCATTGGCTTCTCTTAGAGAAAATGGATATAAATATGAATATGAGAAGATTATTCCTTTCTACCCTAGTTATATTAATATTAGCAACTGGCTTAGCTAGTGGTCAATCAACAGCTAATGCTCGTAGAGAGTTCAGCGGTGCTGGTGCTCCTTCTGGTGCTTGTCTTAAAGGACCGATCTGGACTGATATTTATACTAATCTAACGAATGGGCATAGATATTATTGCTCTGATCCTACAGGGACTTGGACTGATCAAACTACACTATTAGGCGGTACTATTACCAGCGTCTCAGGCACTATAAATCAAATCTCAGTAGCAACAGGAACTACTACCCCAGTCATTGCGTTCACCATCCCAGGCTTAACGCTGACAGCAGGAAACAGCACAACGACAACTGACGCAGTAGCGATTGCGCCAGGGACTGCGCTAGGTGCCAGTTCTTCGGCAAACGGCGCTACTGCTACAAGTTCGCTTACTGTGACGGGCACGGACGGACAGGCCACGTCATCAACTACGTCATCTAGAACGGGAGGAACAGGCGCGGGGCAAAACTTTACAGGCGGCGCTGGTGGTGCTCAAACGGGAGCGTCTAGCGGTACGGCGAGGGGAGGATTCGGGGGGTCGCAAACCTTTAC